TAAAGGCAATAAAAAAGACGGCCATTTCTGACCGTCTCAGGGGCTCTATATTGCATTGTGATGTATGGGGCGGGGTTTACGCTGCGGTTTCGTCCTCGATCCTTTTAAGCGCCTGTAAATGCGCCTCGGTGCGCTTGGCGAACCAGCATTTTTTAACGCTGTGCCAGCGATACCCGGCAGCCTTGAGCGCGTCGCGCGTTTCCTGTGAGGGCTTGGAAGTAAAATAAACCTCGATCCCGTCATACTCTGTATTAAACTCCACGCGGAGCGCTGCGAGCTTCGCCGGGGCTGTCTGGGGCTGATCCGCGTTAGCTTCTGCCGGTGCCGGGGCTTTGCTCTCGGCCTTGGCGGGGCGCTTCTCGGCTCTTGGAGCGCGGGGAACTATCTTCACGCTGCCGGGGCTCTGCAGGCAGCCGAAATAATAAAAGTTGACGTCGAAATAATCTATCATGCTATCACAATCGTCATAATTGAAGCTGTTCACATACTCGTCAACGGCTTTCACCGTGGCGCGGGTCCTGTCGGTCAGGCACTTATAAAATGCGCCGTACTCGCTCCAAATTCTTTCAAATTCGGCTTTCTCCTCGGCTTTGTTCCAGCTGTTGAGTGTCCATACACTATTGCGGGTGGCCTTACGCCAGCACTCGGAAATGTCGTCGTCCGTCATTTCCTCATAGGTCTTGAAGATATCCGCGGGGGCTTCTTTCATGTCAACGTGCAGTTCCTGACACATGGAAGCATAAGCCGTGCGGACGCTGAAACGGTAGTCCGGGAAAAATTCCTTGATGTAAGCGCGGACGAGCTGCGCGATCTCCTTTAAGCTGCGCCCGGCTTCGTACCGCTCGCCCTTCCAGCCGTTCGCGGTGTAGAACTCGCCGCGGGTGCTCTGCGCGGTTTCGGAAGTCTGCGCGGCGGTCGCGGCCTTGAGCACGGGAAACATTATATCATATTCGTTGTTAATTTCTTTCATGGTCTCGACGTCTCCGCCGCGGTCGGGATGGTGGATCATGGCCAGCCGTCTAAATTCCTTCTTGAGTTCCTCAAGGTTCTTGCACTGTGCAAAATATTTCATTTTTTAACCTCCGTTAACATCTGATCTGTCAGATGTTTTTTCTTGTTTACGGGTGTTATTATACACTGTTTAACAGTACAGAGCAAGACGCAATTTGCACAAATTTACACGGTTAAACAGTGCAAATTATATAAAAAGAGAGCAGACCGGAAAACTTCGGTCTGCTCTCTTGTTTTTCTGTATGATCCTCAAGTGGTTTTAGTCCTGATTTGCCGTGCTGACATAGATTTTAATTATCTTCTTTATTTCTTCGGCGGTATACGTTTCTTGCTCGGGCTTCTCGTCTATGATGTTTATCAAATCATACGCTATAGCTTTCCGGGCTTCTTTCATTTCCTTCTCAGTCGGCATTATTTTTACCTCCATTCAATAATTTTTCTTCTGCATAATCCTGCATAAATTCGGCAACGGCAGTATTAAAAACGGCGTTCGGGGTTGTTCCGGAATCCTTGCAAGCCGCTTTGAAGTCCTCCGCGTCAGATCGTTTCATTCGACATCCAAGCGTTGTCATGTTGGCGGCATCCCATTTATTATTTGCTCGCCGCCTGCTATCACTCACGGCCATAAATAGCCCCCTTTCATCACTCATTATATATAACTTTTCGTGTACTGTCAAGCCGTACAATATGCACTATTAAACAGTACGTTATTTGTTCATTTTGCGAATTGCGGTGTACTGTTAAACAGTGTATTATACATACAGTCAGACAAGCCCAGACGGGCGCAGGAGGTCAGAACATGAATAATAATATCTTGAAAAACGCTTTCAGCCTCAGCCACAAAATAACGGTTTACGTTCCCGGAACCGTTGACGCGAGCACAGCAGGAGATACAAGCGCATACGTGACCGAGGCCGCCGCGCTGCTGTCTGAGTGCTTCGGCAGCGCAACGTCAACGCCCGTCCGCGGGTACTGGATGAGCGAGGCGCACGGACTTATTGCCGAAGATAATAACGCCGTGTTCGCCTATGCTGCGCAGTCTGCACTTGATGAGCATCTGGACGACGTTGTTAATTTTGCCGTCCGCATGCGGGACGAGCTGAAACAAGAGGCCGTCGCCGTCGAGCTGGACGGGACCATGTATTTTATTTGAGGAGGATTTGACAATGTTACATCAATCAACATTCCATTTTGTCGACACGGAAGAGCAGGCAAAAAATTTCGTTGAACAGCGCCGCAAGCAGCGGCGGAAAGCCTGGTACACCCCATGGAGCAGCGCAGACGGCAAAGAATCAAAATTTATTGTCTGGTACTATCTCTATTAACAGTTTGCCGGGGCTTTTCCCGGCAGTCTGTAAAAGCGTCTTGGACGGCTGCACAATCTCGACAGCTACGCAAGGCGTTTTTACAGGCGTTGAGCCTAAAAAATACGGAGGTTTTAAACAATGAAGAATATAGCAATCGAAAAAGCCCAAAAGGATCGCGCGGAATTGGCCGAGTCTTACAATGTACCGTCAAGCGCTGTTGTTTGGCTCGGGGACAATAAATATATTGTCATCAAAGACGGCGAGGAAATCAGAATATAATACGGAGGTTTTACAAATGAGCACATTAAAAAAGCCCCTTTTTATTAACGGCATGTATAACCGCGAGGGCAAAAACTGCCGCGCGGATTTTGTGCGCGAGGTCAGCAACGGCGCGGAGTCGTACAAGCTTTGGACATGTACAGAGAAAAACCAATACCCCGCCAACGAGCGTGACAGGTATTTTCTTTATGTCGAGATCAACAACTATTTAGTGCCGCTGAGAATGACAGATTATAAATTTACCGATGTTCTGGGATTTTTCCCCGCTTGCGTAGAGCTGTACGGCACGCGGGAAGAACGCGCGCGAGTATGGCAAAGGAGCAGCGGCGACGAGGTTAACAGGCTGCGAGAGCTGGAAGAGCCCGTAATACTTCGGTACGGCTCAGACCCAGCACGGCAAGCGGATTATATCCGGGATCGTCTGCGCGTTCGCGTTCGTAATTACATCAACGCCCGCGACAACGGCGACACGTTCGCCGACTTCGTCGGCGCGGCTGCACTCGGGGAGCTTGGCAAGTGCGCGGAGCTGTCCGCAAAACTGCGCGCCGATGGAGAAGCGAGAGAAGAAGCCGCCCGCCGTGAACGTGAAGAGCAGGAAGCAAAGGAAAGAGCAGAGCAGGAAGAGCAGCACCGGCAAGAGATAAAGAAGGCCGAGGAGATTTTTACCCGCGGCGGCCTGATTTCTGACGGCGCTTTATTGGTCGAAATCGCCGACGCGCACGGCGTGAAAATTCCCTTGCGCACTCGCGGCTGGATTCTCAATAGCTTTGCACAATGCAGTATTACCATTATCGAGGGTGCGCCGCGGTACTCTGTGCGCTATTACAAACGCAACAGCGGCACCGGCAGTACTAAAATATATGAGATCATCGAGCAAATACGCGCGGCCATAATCGCCGCGTGAAGCCCGCAAGGCCGACGGCATCCGCCGCCGCTGGTGCAAGTCCAGCCGCCTATATGGCGGGCGCTCATGGGCAAGAAAACAGGATTAAACCCGGCGAGAGATACGAGGACGCGCGCCCATCGCTATAAACGGCGGTCAGCCTGCCGGGGTGCTGATGTAAGGCCGTGGGGAGCTGGTGCACCTCCCCGAAGAAAACAGATTGCACCCGCCGCCGGACGTGTCCGGCAGGATCACCGAACGGGGCAGAGGCGAGCGACCACGTCCCGGAATGTGAACAGGGTGCGCGGAAGTCTTGGGGGGTGCTGAACACGCCCGCGGGATTTTACTGGGAAGTTTCCGCGCCCCTGAACACAGCCAATAGAAAAACTGCGGGGTTTGTGTGAACACGCGCCCGCAAAATACTTGGGAGGATTTACGAACATGACCGAACTGAAACACGCGAAGCAGAACTATCAGGACTTGCGCCCCATCTTGGAGGCGCTTTCTCGACACGACTTTCATATCAGCGTGGAGAATGAACCGTACACGCGCCTTGCCGCCGAGTTCCTTTATTTCTCGGACTATAAAGGCCGCCCCGTGTACTACATCGCGCATTACTCCGAGCTGAACGGCGATCTTATGGCTGATCCTGAGATCGAGTTTGCGGTCGATGAGGCCGAACAGACTATTGAACCCGTTCTTTTCCGCAATGACTATACCGGGAGCTACGACGAGGTTTACAAGGAAGTGGACGGCCAGATGATGTACTCTCAGCGTCTGCGCGTGAACCTTGACGAGTTCCTGCATATTTGGCTCAAGAACCTCAAGCAGCAGGGCTTTATAAAACTGATAAAGGAGATGTAAGACACAGAGATGAAGATTTATGCCGAATGGCTGTGTGAGGGCGAGTTGCACGAAGGTGAGTTTGACAACTGGCGCGACTTCACCGCTGCCACATTTAATATGGATGTTCAGTTGCTCTATTTCTACACCATATCACCGCCAAAAGCTTGTTAGGGGAACTGCACAGAAACAGGTCACTATGTTCCCAAAACGTCCTCCGGGAGGGCTGTACAACATTAGGTCACTACGTCGGGGGAGCTGTACAGAATCACCCCACAAGGTCGAGGAGAGCCACAGAGAAACACCCGACTACGTGGGGAGAACTGCACAAACTTTGCCGCGTAGATGGGCAAAGCATTATAAATATAAAACAAAAATCTGCACATTTGACATCAAAACCAAGAAAAACACCGATTTTGCGCTTGACATGGGTGTTACCATCCCAGCACCTCAGAAGAACTACACAGAATTAGAAAGGAAGATAGCAAATGCCAAACGAAATTATGAACATCAGCGGTGTGGACTGCTACGAAAAGGACGGCACGGTATACCTCGATCTTGAGACTGTTGCCCGCGGGCTGGGATTTACAACCACGCAGACCATTTACGGAAAAGAGTATATCAACGTCAGGTGGAAACGAGTGGATGAGTACCTTGCTGAAATTGGTTTTGCCACAAGTGGCAAAAGACCCGACTTTATCCCCGAAAACATCTTCTACCGCCTCGCAATGAAAGCCAAGAATGAAACCGCGGAACGATTTCAGGCGCTTGTTGCTGATGAAATCATCCCGACGATAAGGCGTACCGGCGGCTATGTGGCAAATGACGACATGTTCATCGACACATATTTGCCCTACGCGGACGAGCAGACGAAGCTCCTTTTTCGCTCGACCCTTGAGACGGTAAAGAGACTTAACGAGAAAGTCAAGGCTGATACGCCGAAGGTCACCTATTTCGACGCGCTCATTGACCGAGGAAACGATCTCTCATTCCGAGAGACCGCCAAAGAACTGCACATTGGGGAGCGCGAAATGATACGTTCACTAATTGCCGCGGGCTATCTTTACAGAGACAAGAAACAGCAGCTCAGACCATACGCCGAGACCAACAAAGGCTATTTCACTCTCAAGGAATACGTCAACGGCGAGAAAACCGGCGCACAGACGCTTGTGACTGTCAAGGGCAGAAAGAAGATCGCGAACATGTTCGGAAAAGGGATATAGGGAACCACACAGAAACAGGGAGGAACACATGAAGAAGTATTACAGCACATTGCATTTTTACTTTGAACAGCGCTTGCAGCTTCGCGGCTATGATCGTGACTTCTGCGAGATGTGGCCGAACGGAAGGCTGCATTGGGCGGTCTACACGACCCGCGGGAAAGTTGGAGAGATAAACCAGTACCATGATAACTACGGCAGGCGCGGTATATATTACGGCGTTAGTCTGGTGGATGGCGGCTATTGTGGGAATGCGAACACTCTCTTTGAGGCAAAACAGTTAATTGCCGAGAAATATAAAGAAGTCCCCGAAACCGGTACAGACATCGTTTCGTACCTTGCCGATCCGAACGCTGAATTTTTCCCCACACCCAGCGCGCTTGCTGGAAAGATGTTCGGAAATATAAAGGAGCCCGACGAAATCTGTACAGTCTTGGAGCCGTCAGCGGGAAAAGGTGATCTTGCCGAGCTGTACATAAAGTTTCTGAAGCGCAACCGCCGCCACAATGGCGATTTCGATATCGAGTCTGTGGACATGATCGAGCACGACGCAAACCTCATTGCCCTGCTTCGCGGGAAGAACTACAGAGTCATAGGCGACGACTTCCTCACTTTCCACTCACACAAGCACTACGACCTAATCATAATGAACCCACCGTTTTCCAACGGTGACGAACATCTTTTGAAGGCGTTGGAGATTCAGGCAGACGGTGGCCAGATCGTGTGCCTACTCAATGCTGAGACGATAAGAAATCCGTACACCAACCGTCGTAAAGTCCTTAAGCAAAAACTCGCGGAGTGCGGCGCAAAGATAGAGTTTGTCCGTGACGCATTCAAGCACGCGCAGCGCAGAACCGATGTTGAAGCAGCCATAGTCTATGTGAATATTCCCGCGCAGCGCAAGACCTCAACTATCTTTGAAAACCTCAAAAAAGCGCAGTCCGAAGAGCTGCACAATAACGAGCCAGAACCCGATGCCATGGTGTACGGCTCTTGGGCGGAGCAGATGATACAGTCCTTTGAATTTGAAGCGCAGCTTGGCAAGAAACTCATAGGAGAGTACAACGCCCTCACTCCCTACATGATGGACGATTTAGACGCATCCAAAAGCTACATAGAGCCGCTTATATCCGTCAACATAAACGGCAGAGAGTTCAAGACGGTCGGCACGTCCGGTATAGAGCGGTACATGAAAGCCCTGCGCATGAAGTATTGGCGCGGTCTGCTCAACAAGCCGGAGTTTACATCCCGTATGACCTCGAAGATGCAGAAGGACTACACCGCAATGGTCGATAAGCTCTGCGGCTATGATTTCAACCTCTTCAACCTCCAGCAGGTCTACTATGACCTCAACGCGCAGCTCGTGGACGGTGTGAAGAAGAGTATAGACGCTCTCTTTGAAAAATTCTCCGCGCAGTATTCATGGTTCCCGGAGTGCCAGAAGAATATTCACTACTATAACGGCTGGGCAACGAATAAAGCCCACAAGGTCGGCACGAAAGTCATCCTCCCAATAAACGGATTTTGCAGTTACAGCGGCTGGAAAAACGAGAGGGAATTGAACGAGTATACGGTCTATGGAGAACTGAGTGACCTGGAACGAGCGCTGAATTACCTCGACCGAGGCGAGACCACAGAGAAGCGCAATGTTTCCGCGTGGGTAAAGCACGCTATCGCGGCGGGTGAGACGGTTGTTGACCTCACATGGTTCACGGCGCAGTTCTATAAAAAGGGCACATGTCACATCAAGTTTAAGCCGGAGGCCGCGCCGCTTATCGACAGGCTGAATATCTACGCCGCCAGAGAGCGCAGTTGGCTTCCTCCGAGCTACGGGCGCAAGCACTATGCAGATATGTCCGCCGAGGAAAAGGCCGTCATAGACGAGTTTCAGGGCGCGGAGGAGTACGAAAAAGTGATGGTCAATCCGTCGGAATATATTATTGAGGCCGCACAACTGACCCAGCCGCTTTTGAGCGCTGCGACATGAGGAAGGAGCTGACAACAGTGGGATTCTGTGAACGTGATATAAAGACGATGAAAGCCTTTGGCATAGGGGAGCAGATGGAAAAGCTTCATGCGGAGTTGATGGCATTGCCGGATATCAAAGATGTCGAATATGATCTCACTTCGTTTTGGAGCGATATCCCGTATGTGATTTTCCTGCCAACGTGGAATATACCCGCAGCGGCAAAAGATTACTTCGACCGGAAAACTGCGCTGCTTCAAGCGCTACTCACTGTCGCGCACGACAATGGCCTCACGCGAACTGGCGACCGCATAGAGGACTACGGCTCTTGCTGGTATATAGTTACGCGTTGTAATTGGAATATCAGTGAAAAGAGGGAACCTCATGGATAAAAGTGCTCTTGCATGGATCGTTGTAATCATCATCTTTATTGCGCTTGTTTTTGCTTTTAAGATATGGATTGCAAGCTCAGACTTGCCGTTTTGGGTAAAGTTTGTGCTGCTGCGGAAATGAGGGGGAGGGAATTTGTCAATGATAGAGCTGTCTGTTTTGCATAGACTTCTGAGAGCGTTCCCCAATTCCCTGATAAACGGCCAGTTGGAGTTTGTGGCTGACCGAAATCCGCGCGTAAACTCCTACTTCCGGCTTGATAACTGCGCGTCGGAGGAAGATGTGAAAGCCAAGGTGTTGGAATGGCTGTCACGAGACGCATACAAGAGCATGCGCTATCACACCGACAGAAGAAACAAAGAGGTACACGAATACCACAGGCGCGGTATCAATTCGTTCCTCGGAACGGCGTTCACACCGGAGGATATGGCGATTATCTATCAACGGCGTGGCAACGCTGTTCACCACCAGAAAACACTTGAGTTTATCCGGAGCGGCTATGACATGGAGGTTTTGAAAAATGGCTGAATGTGTTGAATATTTGGAAAAGACCAAAGTTCTTGACTATTTAATCAAGCGAGCCGAAGAAGCACAGGCGGACTTTGATGAGAACGGCGGCGAGAGTGGTATCTACGCTGAATGTTTGGAGGACGTGATACAGGACATCACGAATATGCCCGCTGCTGATTCCAAGCCCGAAACTTGTTACGAATGGAAGTATGAATTTGACGATTTGGGGCACCTCAAGGGTGTTTGCCCTGTATGCAGATACGAGAAGAGGTTGGATGTGCATCTTTATTTGGGCTGGAAATACTGCCCGGAGTGCGGCTCTAAGATGAAGCCTCGAAATTCTATTTCCACCGACGAATTAAACCTGATAAAGAAAACAAGCGATGACACGCAACAGGAGGTGGCGAGCAATGTCTGACTACATCAAGCGAGAGGATGCAAAGCGCGGGTTGTGTGAGTGGGCAACAAATTTGATTGATCCGCGATTCTTAATAAAGGACGACGCAATGTGCGTGCTGGATAATATTCCCGCTGCCGACGTTGCACCGGTAGTGCGATGTGAGAACTGTACGAGTGGCATTATGTCAGTTGACAATAAATACATAATTTGTTGTAGACTTGGTGTTCGTATGGAGCTTGATGATTTTTGTTCGCACGGAGAAAGGAAAACAACATGAGACTTACGACAAATACTCCACAAGGCAATTTAGAACAGTCGCTGAATCTGTTCTATGCCAAAGACGGCAAAACGTGGGTGCGCGGATACGGAGAGAACGGTACAGACATCGCCCTGCTTGATTTAATGCGAAAGCTTATATGCCGATATATGGAACCAGACGAGATTCCAGAAACCATGTCTGATGAGGATGTTATGTTTGCAATGGTGGATTGGCTGTATGGCGGAACCGATAGCATGGAGGGCGTGTTAGCACTTCTCTATCTTGCGGGGTGGGTATGCGCGGAGCTGCGCGAATTCCTCAAACGCTTTGAGGACAAGGAGAACGCCAATGGCCGATGGGTTCCGTTCCACAGTCAGGCCGCGGGGAATATTTGGTACTGCTCTGCTTGCGAAATTGGATTTGCTGCACAGATGAAATACTGCCCCAACTGCGGCGCGAGAATGGACGGAGGTGACACCAATGCCTGACATATTGAAATCGCAGTGGAGAAAAGCCCGGAAGCGCCATGTGTGCTCATTCTGCAATCAGTACATAGAGCCGGGGGAAAGGTACAAATATGACACCCTCGTCTACGAAGGAAGCGTGTACGACTGGTTTTCACATGAGAAGTGCGACTTCCTCGCTAACGAACTTTGGGGATACGTTGATCCGGATGATAGCGGGATGACGGCTGATGATTTTCAGGAGGCATGCCAGGATTTCTGCTTTCACTTTGTCTGTCCTAATTGTGAGCATTGGGACAGAGAAAATCGCGAGTGCACTGCAGATGACTGTTGCTGCACCGATAAAGCCTACGAGACACTGAAAAAGTACGAACTTTATATGACTAGAGAAAGCGGCTTCCTTGGTTGGAAACTCAGAACGAGAAAGGATGCCGAAGCTAATGGACAAACTTAGACCGTGCCCGTTTTGCGGCGGACAGGCAGATATAAGCATCGATCCTGACGCGGTAGTAGATACGGAAGGACGACGCTGGGCGTACACCGTGGTATGCAATAGGTGTTGCGCAACATCCGGGCTTACATATTTGTCTGAAAAAGCACGTGAAGCATGGAATAGGAGGATTAAGCATGGGTGAGCATAAAACAAATCCGGTTGCGATCGCGGCCAAAGAGGGCACGCTCCCGCCAAAGGAGAAAAACCGCATGTCCAAGCGCCAAGCAGAGCGATTGCTCATGCTTGAGATGGAGCGGAGATTGATTCCCGCACCACTTCGAGAACAGTTCCGAATCTATCGAGAAATTTGGGAGAGGGGTATGTAATGTCAATAAGTAAAAAGACCCGCGAGACCGTATATCGCAAATACAACGGGCACTGTGCTTACTGCGGCAGAGCGATTGCCTACAAGGATATGCAGGTTGACCACTTCCAGCCCCTGAGAGCTTGGGGCATTGAGGATGCGGGAACAGACGATATCTCGAACCTCATGCCGTCGTGCCGAATGTGTAACCACTACAAGCGCGCAAATACCTTAGAGACTTTCAGACGATACATACAGGAGATTCCGAAGAAACTCCGAGAAAACTACATTTACAAGGTCGGCCTCGTCTACGGAAACGTTGTAGAGAGAGAAAAGCCGATAGTGTTCTATTTTGAGCAGATGGAATGCCACCGCATGGATTTCAAATGTTATACGTGCGCGCATAGCTTCAGCGTGGATGCCGCTGAGTATTGCATCGACTGTAAAGAGGGCAGTCATTGGGAGAAAAAAGGAGGCGGCCATGAGGAATAGACCCGCCCCTGAGACCATCCCGACGCCGGAGGGCGTATCTCTCTGCCCATGCCCATGGTGCGGCGCGGAGACGCATATAACATCCCTGACCTTCCCAGCGCGGGGCATGGCAAAGACGCTCTTCGGCGTGACGTGCGTCAGCCTAAAGCATCGGACTCCTATTGCATTTGTCACTCCGCAATCCGCCGCCACGTTCTGGGCCGACTGTGCAGACCGTGCAAAAAAGGCAGACGAAACGACCATTTTCGCGGCCTCACGAAAATGATAAACGCTTTAATCCGCTTTGCCGTTTCTTTAATCCGTAATTTCGTTTGATTTAATTTAAGGAGTGATGCAGATTTGGTCGGTACAAAGGTCAAGGCTTTACTTGCGCTCACCGGCACGACGCATAGAGAGCTTGCCGAAGCCTTGAGTATTTCCCCACAAGCCTTGAGCAACAAGTTCCAGAAAGATAGTTTCTCCGTGTCCGATCTTATCGGCGCGGCGGACTTCTTCGGATGCAGGCTCAATTTCGAGTTCCCCAATGGCAGCAAAATAACATTCACGACCGAGGATAGGAGAGAATAATGGCGAGAAAGAAATCTCCCCGCAGTATTCCGCGCACACAACAAGACGTCGACCGAGCGCTTACTTCCGGACGCGCAGAGGGCGCGAATTTCATCTCTACCATGATCCTGTTTATCCTCAAGGACAAGCACGGTTTTCCTGATGATGAGATAGAGCGCCTTGCCAAAGAGGTGGACTTCTACTGCGCCCAGCTCAATTCCGGAGACATTTCATTCGCGGACGTCAAGAACGCGCTCAAGCAGGAATACGACGTGACTGTAAAATTCAGATAGGAGGAAAGAAAAAGAATGTACCATAAGAAACTATTCGCCGGTCAGCGCGAGTACGGCGGCGATCACTATAAGATAGTGAAAATTTACACGCAGGAGCGGGATCCCGAAAAGGTTCTTGAATACTGTCGTGCAAATATCAATTCCGGCATTTACCCGGACTACGACACATGGTATAATAACATCGCACCCGGCGGTAAATACTTCGGCGATATGAGGTATTTCTACGACGGCTGGTGCAAACTCGAAAAAGTACCGCACGGCTGGAAGTACACGCTGTGTAAACCGTATAGAGACAGAAGAGAAAGGGGAGCAGATAAGTAATGAAAATCGAAAAGATATCCGAACATCACATCCGTTTCAATAAGGGTACGGCCATCAAGATAGCGCCGCAGTCTATGCGCATTGACACCACGTCGCTTTCGCTCGTGCCCAATATCAAGGACATGGACTTCAAAGAGCCTGTCGCCTTTACTGAGGGCGCACAGGGACGCGGTTTTAGCTTCGGCAACATCGGCGGCAAGATGATACCGGTCAGTCTTTTCGGCAACGGCATAAGCCGCGAGTGTGCCGTCTACTACGAAAACAAACTGAAACTGGTGGTGGAGATATGCTGAACGATGGACGCATAATGGGCTATCTCACCGGCAACCCTGTCCAGAAGTACGGCACGGTGGACGGCAAGCCCTATGCGCAGTTCACTCTTGCCTGTGAGCGCGACTTTCGCCCGCACGGCAAATCTACCTATGATTTTCCGTCGTTCGTGGCCTACGGGCGCATGAGCGAGGTCGTCACGCAGTATCTCAAAAAGGGGCAGACCGTCATCGTGGAGTATCAGCTCAAGTCAGTCTCCTACAATTTCGATGGGCGCAAAGTTACCCAGACGCGCCCCACGGTCACGAGAGTGCGCTTTGACCGGCTCCGCGACCCGCTTGTCAAGGTGCCGAAGAAAGGCGAACCGGGCAGCGAGGAATTTTATTATGAAGGCTTTGATGAAGGAGGGCTTATCGAGCATGGAGAACTTGAAAACGCAGACGGTTAAGCGTGTGTACCTTGTTACGCTCACCACACCGAACACACTTGCTTGCTTGAGTAGTCGGAACACATACTCAATATGTGCTGAGAGCGTTTCTGCGGCTCTCAGAGAGTTTTCAGCAGAATTTGAACATTGCGATGCCTGCGGCGCATATGACGTTGCTGTGAGCCTCGCAGACGCGCCGGAAAGAGAACTGTACGCAAACACGCTTGTCGCGCCCGACGCATATACATTTCTCCGCAAATGCGCCGTGGACGCGGCGATGCCCAGATGATAAAAAGCTCCACGGTCATCCGTGGAGCTTTTCTTGTTGAATTATCCTGCATAATATGATATTATCCCTACAAGCTAAGGACGGAGGCGAACTTCTGCAAGTTACATACTACGGAGGTATCGCCATGAGTATAACAGATACAATAGCACTATTTATGCTTGTACTCGCGGCTATTGGTTTGGGTGCAAACCTAAAGAAATAGCCGCCCCCTAACCCCAGCAAGAAGCGGCAATTTCAAGCTATAAACTTGTAGAGTTGGCCGTTTCTTGCTGTGACACCAGCGGGAACCGTCCTTAGTGAGAATATATCATTTTCTACGGCGAAAGTCAACAACTAAAACAAAGGAAACGCAACAAAGGGAATGAAACAAAGGCGGGGCTATTTACCCTGCTATTTTCTTTCACACTTGAATTGCTCACACTGCTATGATATACTGTGAATATCCTAACCGAAAATAAATACAGGAGGCAATGAAATGAAGAAACTTATCTCGCTTGTTCTCGCGCTGGTAATGGCGTTCTCCTTATGCGGATGCAATATGTCCGACTACAAAAAAGCTCAGAACGCGTATGAGAATGGCGATTACGAAAACGCCAGCACAATGTTTGAAACCTTGGGGGACTACAAGGAGTCTCAGGCGTTTTACAACAAGTCCCAAGCGGCTATCTACGACGAGAAAATCAAGGCGTTCGTAAATGATTGGACAGGGAATATCTCCGATGCCGAGGCGCTATATACTGATTACAAGAATCTTTCGGATGAAATAAAGGCAGAAATGTCCTATTGCGAGGACTTCGAGCGAACGTTCCCTGTGTATCTCGTCGATTATGTCTCAACTCTGAAAAATGATAACATAGAAGAAATTAAACGTATAATTCGTGAGTATAGCGAATGTATGGACGAAAATCAGCTTGCTACTTGCATGATTTACTTTGGCCAATGGGATGCTGTCGAGAAAGCAGAAGATTTCCTGAAAGAGAACTTGAAAAATCCTCACTCATATCACAGATATTCAGGAAAAGTTTCAACGCCAGAGGAGCATCGAGATTTCGCATATTGCACTATGTATGTGATGCTCGAGTATGGTGCAACGAATAGTTACGGCGGAGAAGTAGAAAGCACGGAGATAGTTTATATTTGTTTTTCATACGACACGGACAAACGCAATATTACTTACAACTATATTGGAGCAGATGAGGACAGCCGCAACAAATCCGTGCCAGATTATTATTTTTCCCGTTATGGTTACCGTTCAATGTCTGTTTTCACTCAAAACCTCTCAGAGAATTTTAGTAATCTGAAGGGGAGCAATACTTCGACTGGATATAACATGAAAATGCCCACCGAATCTGACTTTAGTGAAGTCGGAGGACAATGGGTAGCAAAGATTCAAAGCGATTCCCTCAACTGCGATTTTTATGCCATAGCGTCACAATACCGCAACGACGATAATCTATACATCACTTCTATTGAACTGGTATTCCCAACAGATGAGATTAATGACATCAATAAAAAGGCCTGTGCGATTGATTTAATGACAGCAGTAATGTGCACACTTGACCGCAACACATCCACCACTGAGGCTTCTGCGGCCGCCAAGGAGCTTTTTGATATGGATGACAATTCAGATAATCCTACGTCCGAGACACAAAAGATTTCTCTTAGCGAGACTGACTGGCGAATAAACGCTGACGAATATATAGTAACATTTAGAGGAAAAGTTTCCGGCTTTTTCTCACTGTCCTCGAATGATGACGACCAATACGCTTTGGCTGCCGCCATATCAACCTTGAACGCCGCCGACATTTCCAAGGATGATCTTCTTGAGTTGCTCCAGAACGCTGGTTTTTCTGATTCTGAAATTGAGTATGCAGTGGAGAATTGTGGCGGGAAGTGGAACACCGATTCTAACTGAAAGACAAAACGCCCCGTGAAAACGGGGCGTAAAAAATATCGCATAATAGCTATTGACATTTTGGGCTACAAGTAGTAATATACTTGCGGGGCTACAAAAAGGCAGGTGAAAACTATGTCCCCTAAAATGGGTAGACCTCCAGCAGAGAATCCAAAATCTAATCCTATTCATGTTCGCCTCGACGATCACGAGCTCGAAGTCCTTGACAAATATTGTAAAGAACGCAATCTCAAACGAACGGAAGGGATAAGAGATGGTATAAAACTGTTAGAGACTTTTATTGAAAAATAAGCAAGTCGTCCACACTTCCAATGAAAACGACCCGCTTATTCCACTAACGGAGTTCTCCGCTTGTGAAATTATTTTATCATTTAGCGGAACTCCTGTCAAATAGTATTTTACGCAGGAGGATAGAATAGTGAACGAATTGACCATTATTGACCGCAGCGGCGTAGATGTTGTGGACAGCAGAGAAGTTGCGGAAGCTGTCGGCAAGAACCACAAGGAGCTTCTGCGAGACATCAGAAATTACGCCGAAACCCTTGGAAAATCTAACGAGCGCAATTTTGCGCCGGTTGATTTCTTCATTCCCAGCACCTACACTGACGGCAAGGGCGAAAGCCGTCCGTGTTATCTGCTGACGAAAAAGGGCTGTGACATGGTAGCAAACAAGATGACCGGTGAAAAGGGTGTTATCTTCACCGCAATGTATGTCAGTGCGTTTGAGAAAATGCGTGAGAAGATTACCAAGCCCATGACCGCAATGCAGATGCTTGAACTGCAAGTGCAGGTCAACAAAGAACTCTCTGACCGCATAGATGCGGTGGAAAGTAATCAGAAGCGTATCGCCGAAGCCTGTTCCGTCCCCGCCGTGGGGCGCGACGAGTGGCAGGAGAATATGAAGAAGTACCTTTCCGGGCTGTGCGAAGAATACAGCATGAGCTATCCCATTATGTACGACGACCTGTACAGCGCATTGGAGCGCAAGGTCGGGTGTAACCTCACCACGCGGCAGAGCAATATGCGCAAGCGTCTCAAGGCCGCAGGAGCGACGTACAAGGAGCGTCAGAGCGTTTCCAAACTCACGGTCATAGCTAAAGACCCGGCGCTCACGGGCGTGTTTGAGGGCATCGTACAGCGTTATGCGGCGCATCTTGCGTCGCGCAAATGGGACGGGAGGAACTGAACAATGACAAATGCTGTTGCAAAACACATGATAAATACACAGGGGCTGCTCGACGCCATCCGTATGTATATCGAGCCGATAACATTATGCACCGCTACAGAAGCGGAAAAGAAGAAATTCCTGTACTGCGATTGCCACATCGTTGTTCAGTTGCTCAATATTCTCGGCGAGAGGTTCGACGAAGAGAGCAGCATGGCGTGGGAGGTCGAGGACAAATACTCAAGGCTCTCATCCCAGAAAGCAAAGCTGGACAGTCTGGTGAACGTCCTCAACACATTCAAAATCGACCCTGTTGACCTCGACGATGACGATTACTGATTAAACAGGAAAGGAGAGCCGCCCCATGTTTGAGAAATACGATGCCGCATGTGCGGCATATATAGAGAATATGCGCAATAACGAGTTGTCGGCGCAGACAGTCACCGGTTATTCCCGGACGTTCCGACTCTTCCGCGAGAGCATGGCGCGCCACGGTTTTGCGGACGTGACCGCCGCCGCGGTGATGAAGTTCCGTTCGGACATCGCGCATGATGCTATCACCACAGCAAGTCTCTACATGGGGCAGCTCCGTCAGCTCTCCGAGTTCGCGGCCAGATACGGCTATACGGAGGGGTTTGTGTTCGACGATGCCATGCCCCCAAAAGGAAAGGTCACCAGAGCCAAGAAAAAGCCGTATGAGCACGTTTTGAGCGTTGAGCAGATACATTCCCTTATCTCCGCCGAACGCCCCGTATACGGCAAGAAAATGGCGACATGGGCAAGGGAACAGGCAGAGGTCACGCTTATGCTCCTCTCCGGCGCGCGCAATTCCGAGCTTCGTTCCCTCACTCCGGCTGACCTCGATTGGTCGAACGGCTGCATCATGCTCCGCGTCACCAAGGGCGATAAGCCCCGCATGGTTCCGTTTTCCCCTGCCGCCCAGACGGCTGTGAAGAACTACCTCGCGTCCGGTATACGTCCGGACTCCGCCGATGATAACGCGCCGCTGTTCGGCTGCGTCAGCCGCAAAAAAGGGGAGTGGAAGCCGTTGGAGCGTACCCAGCTCTCCGAACTTATAAACGGGTATACCAAGTCCGTGATAGGTGAAGAAAGTGCTTGCCGCTCCCATGCGCTGCGTCACGGCTTTGCATCCGCCGCGCTTGAAGCCGGTGTTGCGGTCGATGATATAAGCGGCGTTCTCGGCCACGCTGACACCAAGGTAACGGCGATATACGCCCAGCGCCTACACCCTGCAAAACTCGCGGCCAGCATTGGCAACGTGCTTGAAAACGCAGTAGCAAGCCCTACAGCAGCCGTTTGATTGCGGCGATGAATTGATATGGCGAAGCCCTCAGAACGCCGCGTGGACGCTCTGGGGGCTTCCTGTATATGCTTACGCTTTGGCTATCTCGCTCCACGTTGCTTTTCCGCAGATCGCATCAGCGTCTAAGCCGTGGTCGGACTGAAAAGCTTTGAGCGCGGCTCCGGTCTGCGCGCCAAATTCCCCGTCGACCCATTTGGGGTCGTAACCCTTGTATTTCAGTGCGGCTTGAAGCATCGCAACAGCAACATCTTCATCGCCGTTCTTCAGCTCCGGCAGGGAAACTGTTATGTTCCTGTTGAGCTGAGAGATTGCGGGGGGAGATTCCGGTGAGGTCTCAGAACTGCCCTTATACCTCAGAACTGCGTTCCACGGGTAATTGTAATAGCTCCTGATATAGAACTCTCTGCTGGTCTGGTCTCCGGTCTGTCCGCCGGTCGTTTTGCCAAATTCGTTAATGGATGCTTGTACAAGCTTGCCGTTTCCGCAATACATGGCCGTGTGATGTACATGATTGAGAAGTACATCACCGCGCTGCAAACCTGCGCCGGTGGACATATCGACTGATGCAGTCACATCCTCAAATCCGCAAGCTTTGAACACGGAATACATATTTCCGGTGTATGTAGCCCCCTTGGATTTCACAGGAACACCAGCATTCTGCCAAGCTTGTATGACCGCAGATGAGCAGTCGTAATCAGGCCCCCAACGGTTCGCCTGATCGTAACCATGTGAATTATCCTGCGCCCATGTTTCCATCTGAGCGACGGCTTTTTCTATTATAGACATATTCTTAATCCTCTGTCAGCAAACCACTGACTGTCCGTTCATCATCCATACCACAACTCCACAAAGTTATCGTCATCCCATGCTGCCATTGCGCCCTCATCGCCCATCCAGACCTTTCTAACGCCGCCGTGCGTGTAATAGGCATTTGGGATGAGGCTCATGCCCTCTTTCCAGACGATGGGGTTGTCTGCTGTGCCGTATGGGATTTCCTGCTCAACGTAGTCCTTGCGCACCGCTACGTCGTTAACATAGAAGATGCGCCAGTCGTAGCCTATCTTGTCCGACTGCGTGACTTCCTCGCGTATGCCCCCGGCGGCGTTGACCTGTTCCGCCGTTGCATGGTCAGCTTTTATTTTCTCAAGCAGTTCATCGTAAGTCATGCGTATATCTCCTTAATTTTCTCAATCTGGGCTGTCACGTACGCCGTCTGCGCCGCATACACCTCGCCCAGATCCTTCCACGGTGCCATCATCCCGGTGAACACCTCGCCGTCACCGCGCGTCCATGTCTCATCCGACGGGACAAAGCGGAAGCTCTCTATCCACTCCGGGCACTTGCCGTCGAATTCATTCGTCTCTATTGCCCTGCGTCCCTCTGCCGAGGAGACATAGCATTTATAGTCACTGTCTATGTAGATTGTCATGTCGTGTCTCCTTACTCAAGCCAGACCTTATCAAAGTAGGCTTTTATGCTGTTGCCGTAAGCGCTGGTATCAGATTGAGCATACAGCGATATGTACTTGCTGCCTGTGATAGAGGAAATATCAAGGCTTGTAGTAGTGCCAGCGGTAAGAGTCACCGTTGTGGTTGCGGTGTCATCTCCCAACGCGGTTGTGCCAACTTGAATCTTTGCTGTGCCTTTGGCACTATCGATTTTGTTGAGACGAACTTTCAAGGTGCTATAATCTGATAAACTGATTGCGGAAGATATACCAATTTCGCCCCAGCCCGGTTTAAATACCAGACCATTATCCCAAGTCAATCCTCCCAAATAGATTAAGCCGTCAGAGACTTGAGCATAGCCATAACCACTCTCGACATTTGACGAATCCCACGCATAGCCGCTTACTACGCCATTGTTGAACAGCACAAGCTCATAACTCAGCGTCACACTCGCACTCTGGCCATCGGCAGTGATAGAAACTGTAGCCGACTTTGTTTTGCCACTGCCGTCTGTCGCGGTTGCGGTGATAGTGTAAGTTCCGGCAGCATCGACCATGGCTGTCCATGTCTTAGTACCAGCGCTGGTGTTGGTGTCGCTGGCTACCTGCGTTCCGGAACTGTTTTTGACAACACAGGTGCTCTGTGCAGGGTAAGTAATGGAGATAGTCGCAGAAAAATATGCTATTGTAAGTGTGTAATCAGCTGTGATCTCGACAGTTCGTGTCGCGGTCTGGCCTGCACTGTTCGTCATGGTAACAGTCCATGTACCGGTTGAAAGGCCCTTGAAGACTGCAACACCGCTGCTATTGAATGTCCGGGTATAGGTTTTCCCGTCTTTACTGACGGTCACGATGTCGCCTGCAATGCCGGTAATTGTAAGAGTACCACCGGAACCACTGCTGCCTCCTGCGTTTGTTTTTCCTATTGCCATTTAGATACTCACCTCCAACAGATAATTGTAGGTATCGTGACGGCTGCATCAGGCGCAGACGCCGCATACAGATATATACCGCCGTTATAGCACTCTGCTACGGGTGCAAAATTCCCACTCGTGGCATCCGTAAGCGAAAAGATGATTTCCGGTGTCATGCTTGCCAAAACACCAGTGAGGCCCACAGATGCCCTGTAAGGATAATCCTGATATGTACTGTTAGAGACAAAGGATGCCGTGGCGATTGCGGTGTTAAGGAACTGCAATTTAACAGCATCTGATGCAAGCTTCTGATACGTCACACTACCGTCCGCAAGTACTTCATTATTATAGGTAAACGAAGCAGTTGTGTCGTCCGTGAACGTTATCGTGATTTTGGTTTGACCATCTGCGGGGCTGCTGCCGACGATGGTTTTGATGCCTCTTGTTATCATCATCCAGTAGCTCTGCCAGCCTGTGGTGACACCGGGCTGTACATCTTTACTCGCCGCAAGCGCGAGCCATGAGCCGCCGAGGTTCTGTACACTGTCAAGAAATTCATAATTGGTGTTTGCGGCGTATGCGCCGCGCGGCCTGACCGATACTTTACCAAGGTTGTATTGTGCCATCTCTTATCACTCTCCTATTCTTTCATCGTCTGTGACGGCTGTAGCAATGGGGAAGTCGTTGACTGAAACTGCGTTTATGGTCATGGTTCCCGTCTGCCCTATCGGCCTTGTGAAGCCCTGCACGAGGTGTCTCTCGACAGGCGCTCCGGGCTTGTCCTCGCGCCGTATGGTTATGATTTGATTCTCCACAATGTGGAACATCTGTGTTGTGGTCAAGGTTACTGTCTTGCCGAGCACGGCGTAACGCTTAAGCTGCCATTCGGCATACGCCTGACACATTTCATCGGAGTAATAGTCCTTCATCGAGAGCCGTTTGGTTTTCAGCCCTATGCGGCTGATGCAGGTGTCAGAGGAAATGTCGCGGTTCTGCGCTCTGCCTCTCGCGGTAAGACTTTCATTATTCGTTGCCCCCACTACAATGACATCGTTGTAAACCTCGGCAGGCTTCGGCGCATACCGGATGCCCATTAGCTGCTTGCCCATCGAGAAGTCCCACAAAACAGGTTTAGATGTATCAAGAATGTCATCCTGTGACGGATCTACTGCCAGCCGTCCGGTCGGGTTATAGCCCACCCATGCAGCAAGCATCTCTGCAAGTCCGAGGATGACCTCGCCGATATTCCCATTCTCAGAACTGAGATAGTCGTAAGGGGCGGTTATCAGACTTACACTTGAGCCGTCGGTAAGCGTCTGCGTTTTGTCGTTGTAATAGCTTGTAAAGAGTGGAGCAACTGCATCTATGGGCGCGCCAGCTGTTCCGGACATATCAAAGCGGTTGAGCCTGAGCAGGGAAGCTATGGCGGCGAAGATGTTGGTTCCGGCGTTTACACAGTAAGCGCCCTCAAGGTTGCCGCCAAGCGTTCCGTCGATTGCCGCCCATTTGTCGGTCAGCTGATATGATGCCTGACGGAGTCCCGGCTCAAAAGCCTCTTCCGGGTTTTCCACAAGGAAAACGCCTTGCGGAATATAGAAGTCTGTACCATCCGGGAGTATCAGCCCCTCGGAGAGCCTGATTTGCTGCCCAAACCATATCTTGTTGAGTGCATAATCATAAGCTCCATCGAGGTTTGCAAGGGAGATGTTTACCTGCCTGCGGCTGCCATTCTGTAAGTTCACAGTAATGTCACCTTCTTGAATAAAGGCTTTGGAACGTTTGTTCGCCACCTGATTATCCAGAGCGAAAGCCACGCTGCCGTTCGGCTGCAGGAACTCAAGCTTTGCCAGTTTTGTGAAGTCAGTCTTTAACGTGGAAAGGTATTGCTGCCAGTTTTGGCTATACATTTTGCGCTCACCCTCCCACATTCAAAGTTGCCTGAAGGTTGTTGCTGTCGATGATTTCAAGTCCAGCGACAGTGAAGCCATCAGTCGTCGTCTGAATGAGGTCACCATCATCGGAAAGACTCAAAACAGAACCGAGCTCGTAGTTATCATTTGTTGTCCACACAAGGTATCCTGTCGCAGGGTCAACAGTTATGCTGGTGAATATAATACTGTCACTCGGCCAGAATATGGCTTCGGGCGAGTTGATTATCTTGAGTCCAGTTGCTTCTCCTACTTCGACCCATCCAATCGTCACCGTCTGCGGCATGACAACGCTCTTGTGGTCTACACTCACTGTGATTGGCTGGTTAGTGTGGATATTGAGAAAATGCCCCTTGGGGTCACGCAGAAACAGCGTGTTTTCAGACGTCGAGAGGTTTCGTAGTGCCCGCGCCTGAGCTAAGGTGTCAGAGTATGTTGCATCTCTGCCTATTTTGCCGATATAGCCCCCGACGCTGCCGGTAAGGTAATTAGGCGTTTCTGGCTGCCGCGTTGGGTATCGGGTGAAGTTCTTCTGCAGGGTAGGGGAGTTGTTGTTGGAGAACTGTCCCTCAGCCACACCGCCGCTGCCAAAGCGGAAGAAGTAGCTTGCCACAGCGGTATATGTGCCGTCTGCATTGGGAGTGGCTTCTATGATATTCCACATCCAGAACTGCACTTTCACGGCGTTGGTGACGATTGCAGCAGTGAGGTATGCCAATGGGCCTGTGGGGAAAACATAATATGTATATTCCTGCCCGGAACACGCACTCCAATCTCGAATCTCCCCGACTGTCCGCCCGACGGTCACGATCTTTTCAAGATTGCTCTGTCCGTTCGTTCTGCGATAGATGTCGTAACCTTGAGTCGTTTCTATCTGCGCCCAAGTTACCAGTACGCTTCCGTCCGAGGTCTGACAGGCGCTTGCACTGCCGACCGAATCTTCGGATACCTCGTATTCAACATGGAAGTCTACCCAGCCGCTTGACGCATCAACGCCGTTTACCGTCTGAACATCAAGGATGATGCTGTAACTGGTGTCGTTGAGGAATCCGGAATAGTCTACCCTTAACTCACCGGTTCCATATATTTTGCCAGTGTCCACAAACGCGTCGCCACGGTTGCCTTCGCTGTCAACTTCACATATGCGCCACCGTACCCATGCAAGAGCATCGTCCTGTGCCTGAGAATATGTTCCGGTAAAAGTGGCCGAATAGCCGGTCAGGGGATCGCTTATTGCAGATATGGCCACAGTCGGGAAACTCCTGCCAAGGAGCAGCGATGCAGTTGATTGGGTTACCGAATCGGTGCCGCTCCACCATTGAGTAATCACGAACTTGTATTCGTTGCCGTTCGTGATGCCGCTTGCGCTCAGTGTCGCTTTTGGGATGGTTACGGTATAGAATTGAGTCTCTCCTGCGTAATTCACGCCCCAAAACGGGGTCGTAAGCAAGACTTTGCCGGTGTCGTACTTTTCGGTAGAAGCAGAATTGTTTTCATAGAGAACAATCTGATACGCAAGCATAGGGGAATCCCCATTGACTTGCCAGCTTATGTCCAGCGGCTGCGTCAGGTCTACTGTACCGCTGCTGTTTATTTCATCAGGGCTTATATTTGACGGCTGAAAAAGCAAAGCTTCTCACCTCCCATCACTTCGGCCCGTCGCCGAAACACCATGCTTTGCCGGTCGACAGGCTTCCCCACCAGATGACAAGCACTGTGTCTCCGGCTGTGGCGGTTGCGACTTCTTCGCAGTACGGGATGGATATCGTGCGCCCGTATGGCTGACGCACAGATATCTTCCCGTTACTTGGAGCGGCGACGACGTCGAACCTGTCCACGCGCAGGCAGTTCCCAGTTCTCTCGGTCACGGCCTGATCTACCTTGGGTTTTAGTGCGTTCCAAAACTCTATAATTCCTTCGAGCATATTAGCGCCTCCCGTTTAAGTGAGCTTCAAAGTCTTGAGCTTTTCGGCAAGCTCCTTGACGGTCATATTCTTTGCCTCTGTTTCGGAGAGCTTCAAATCGCCGAACTGGTAGTATACGTCGTGACTGTCGGTGCTGCGGAAGATGCTCTCGCCGGTGGTATCGGTGGTGTTCTTTGTACCGCCTGAAATGGCGTGCAGAATATCGGCAATGCGCTTCTGCTCCTCATCGCTCGCGTTCGCTATCAGCTCTCGCAGCGCCGGACTCATGGTCAGGTCACCAATATCACCGATATTGCCGTTCTTGATCGCATCAAGTTCCTGCTCGATTTTGGCATCCTGATAATCTTTCTCTGCCTCTGCCAGATTCTCTTGAGCCTTGAGGATGTCATCGGCTTTTGCCACCCATTCCCACTGTCCGGTGACTGGATTGTAGATTCTGACCGTGCGCTGTTTTTTTGCGTTCTCAAACTCCTGCCGTGCCTTTTCAACCGCCTGTTGCTTCTCTGCAAGCTTATTGGCTGCGTTGGTCGAATCGGTAAGAGCCTCCAATGAGTCGACCAACTCGCCCATAAGGTCATCAGAGTAGCCGTAACCGCGGTTCAGAAGATCAAGAACTTCGTTTGATGTGTTGCTGTATCCCTTGTTGAGGTACTGTTGCACGAAATCTCGAACCATCTTTGCGGCCTGCTCCTGCAAAGCCTGTTCTTTGGCTCGGTCATTCCGGTTCCGGGCAAGCTCAATCTGCTTGTCTATGTTGTCGAGCTTTTCACTGACTTCTTTTTTTAGCGGATCGTCTTCTTCGGTGTTGCTGGCTGTGCTGCCGCCGACGCCAGTTCCGCCGCTGTGGTCGCCGCCGTAGACACCACCATTGCCGCCGGGTCTTACAAGCCCTGTGCCGCCTGCGTGCATCGGAATTTCTTCTTTCTCGCCGGTAAGCATATCTTGGGTTTGCTTTGCGGTGTAGACTTTGGCACCGGGGGACAGGTCGACAATGGCCATTTTGCCGCCATTGGCAATATAGGCATCGCCGTTGTCCACGATAAGTTCTGCCGAACTGCCATTAACTGGCGCACCGTCGTTGACCACCGCGCGACCACCGGGAGAATTTTGAGTGCCGCCCGCATTAGTTGGGATGAGGGCACCGCTTGCTGTTTGCTTGTATTTTTTCTCTATTGTGGTGATCGTGACGGTTTTGCTCCGAATCGATGCAAGGCGTGAATAGATTACATTGAGTACGCCGCTTGCGTTGTCTCTAACGGAAACGTGTATCTGCTTGGAATCGGGGATTTCGTTTGCGGCATCGCCAACGTCACGCAGTTCGTTCGCCGCTTCTGCCGCACCAGACGCATCTGCTCCGACCTCCACGGAACCACTTGCATTGTTTTTTGCCTGATTAACGTTGTCGAGCTGCTGCTGGGCTTCTGATGCACCGGGCACAGTTACCGGCACATCCACCGAACCGGAGGCGGTTTTTTTCTTCTCGTCTAATTGAGCAAGCTTTGCGTTTGCCTCATCAATCTCCGCGTCAACATCAAACGTAACAGGATCCTTAGCTTTGGCTTTGGCGTCGTCTGTCTCTCCGAGAAGCGCCTCGATTGTCGAGATTATTTGACTACGGGCTTCCTCAGCGGAACCTACACCGAGTTTATCTGCCCAATTGACAGCTCCTGCTCGTTCCAGCCCCTCAAATACGCTGAGAAGTCCCTCGACGGTCGTCTGTCCCGTGATTTGAGAGAGTGCAGACGCATAGTCTGAGAGAGAATGCGAACCCTCACCGAGTTTGTCACCCAACTGTGATACGATATTGGAGGCTTCCTCTCCTGTGTAGAAGACACCGTCCATGTATACACTGAGTCCCTGAGCGAGAGCCTGCGCCATCCCCTCGGTTATTCCGAGTTGTTCTGCGAGTTCCTTATAGGAGGAGATCGCTGTGATCGCCCCGCTGTCATCGAACGAGACAATTCCGTCGAGTGAGCCACCCTGCGCGGCTTCATTGATGACATCATAAAATGCACCAAACATATCGCCGCTGTTGAATATTTTGCCGAGGTTGCTGTCGCTCATCGCCCATTCCATGGCATCGGCGACGCTATACCCAAACTGCTCTTTTATATCGTCGGGGATAAACTGGTCGTAGAAAGACTTGACGTATGCCGAGCTGACTTTGCCTGCCTGAAAGTCCTTCATGGCGTTGTTGAAGGCTGTCTGCATCGCATTTGCGTTGGCTTCTTTGTCAGCCAGCCCGTCAAGTTCGGCGTTGTATCTCTGTAAAGCTTCTGTCGCTGCGTCGACCGAGTTCTTTACTTCCTCGAAAGAATCCGCTACTGCGTCCGTCCCGCTGGTGTCGATTTCGCTGGATTTCTTTGCGATGAACTCATACAGCGCAATCAGAGCCTCTGCATCTTCTCCGATTTCTCTTCCGTCTTTCTTATAGGCGACGAGTTTGTCGTAAAGATCGTCGTAGTTCGACGCGATGTCGAGGATCGCGTTCCTGTACTCGGTTAGTGTAGTCTCGCCTTTCGCATACTCGTCATGGGCAGCGGCCAGCTCTCTCCTGAACTTACTTACGGTGTCTGCACCCAAAGTCGATGACTGCCCCGCCTTGCTGTCAAAAGTGTCTGAAGAAACTGCCGTCTTTTTACTCCAGTTGGCATCCATCCACTTGTCGTACTCGGCGTCCCTTGCAAGTTGGAGTTGCCGCTCCGCCTCGTCGTTGCGCATTTTCAGAATATTATATTCGTTCTGTTCAGCGATTGTCAGCTCATTGACTCTACTCTTGAGCTCGTCAAAGCGCGTTCCCTTGCCGTAGGTAGTATCATACTCTGATTCGAGGTCAGACAAAATCTGCGCCTGCTCTTCATAGGTAACGGTGAGCGCATCTACGGCTTTTACTATGCCGTAGATTACTGCCGTGGCGCCTGCTACCCAAAAGAGGGGGTTTGCAAGCATCGCAGCAGTAAGCGTTTTGAGAGCGGCGGCACTCGCCAGAGTCCCGGCAGCTAAAGGCCCTTGCGCCAAGGCGAGCGCAGTTATGCCAGTTTTGAGCGCAACCGCGCCCTTGGAAATAAGCGCAAACGCTGCTGTCACACCAGCTACAGTGACGACAAGGTGGCCGAAGTCGCTATCAAGAACCTTGACAAGTCCAGTGATAACATCAAGTCCACCTTTTATAAGGCTGGTATCGGCCATGTTGGAGACGAACTCAGTCCATGTATTCTTGAGAATATTTGCCTTCGCGTCCCAAGTATCGAGCATGACGCTGACTTCCTGATCGGCGCTGCCCGCAGCGACGCCCATATCAGCCAACATGCTTTTGTACATATCGAAGTTCTCAAGGAGCGCAAGGAGCTGGTTCGTGCGGAGTTTTCCGCCGAGGGCAGAGACCATCTGCATCAAATCTGCTTCGGAGATAAGTCCATCCTTGGCCGCCTTTGACAGTGCTTCGATGGCTTCCATCGGGTTTATAAGCTTCCCTGTGGCCTCTGCCGCCGCGACAACATCGGGGGCGTACTTCTGGAGTATGCCGCTAAGAGACTGTACGGATTCCTCGGTTGCTGTCACGCCATCCGAAATTTCGGTAGTAGTATCGCCTAGAATGTTGAGAATAAGCGCTCTAGCCGCAGTTGCCGCCTTTGTACCGCTCTCCTGCGTAGTGGCGGTGATCGTGCCGAGCATGGCCATGGTTTCTTCCATGGACATTCCAGCCATTGAGGCTACATTGGCAACGATGGGCAAGCCTTCAGCTATTTTCTGGATGGATGTTGCATAGTTGTTATCTATAGTGTTTGCTTCATCCAGTGCGAGGGAAAGCTTTTCAACGTTGCCGTGATATTTCCATGCTGCGTCTGCCGAAAGGAGAAACTGCGATGCTGTCTCCTGATCCGTGTCGCCGACGAGCTGTGTCTTTATGGCCAACTCGCCAAGACCCTGTGCGGCTTCTTTGTAACCTGCACGGGCGAAAGTAGAAACGTTCTGGAGGTACTCGTTTGCTGCAACGCCGTACTTAGATGCGGTGGAGTACGCCGATTCGCCAAGAGCATCCATCTCGTCCTTGGTCATGCCGGTGACCTTGCGCACGGTCGCAAGCTCACTGTCGACCTCTTTCATGGTGGAAAGAGCTTCAACAAAAGAGTTCTTCACGGCGGCAATGCCGTTGCCTATCAGCTGCCATGCCGCCTGCTTGGCAACGATACGACCAAGGCTGTCTCCCAGCAGGTCGGTCAGCGCCGAAGTTTTCTGCGCCTCGGTGCCCGCTTTTTGCGTTGCGGATGCGGCTTTGGTCTGCCCAGTAGCCAATCTATTGGCCGACTGCGCGGTTTTCTCTTGTTGAGCGGCAAGTCTGTTAGAAGTTTGCTTCGTTTTTTCCTGCGCGACCTGAACCTTGGCTTCTGCCGCTGCCTGCTTTGCGCTTGCAGTAGCCTGTTTGGTCTGCTCTTTCGCCAGCTGGATAACCGACTTTGAGACTTTGTCAACAGCCCCGGCGTTGACTTTTATCTCTATTGGTGTACTGCTCAGTCTTTTGCCGATGTTCTCTATGTTGGTAAGCGAGGCTATCGCTTTTGCGTCATTTACATTTACTTGTATCTGTACTATTGTGCTCATTCAGCGTTAACCTCCGCTTGCAACATAACGGCGCATAGTGTATAATCTATATAGAAGGGAGTTGATATCATGAATTGGGATGAATCCCAAATGGCCTCTCAAGCTTTCGCGCAAGGTCAAGGAGGTATGTCTCTCGGCCAGCAGTGGGCGCTTGCTGCTATGCTGCGGACTGATAAGCCCTCGAAAACCAAGAAAAAGGCCTCTCCAAAGCCTGCAAATCCGCCTAAAAAACCGTAAATCCCATAGCTTTTAGTTCTTTTGCAATGTCGCTGTCGGCCTTTCCATCGTCCACGTATTCGTCTCGCGCTTCATCCATAAAGGGACGAGCAAAGGGCTGATGCCAAGCAGGATCGCCCTCCTCGACGATTGGAGTGAGATCAATGCCGTCGGCGTGCTGCGGCTCTGCTGTGTTTTCCAGTGTCAGTGTCAATCCATCGACGGTGGTCAGCATGGTCGTGTCATCAATGAGACCTCCATTTTCTTCGCGCCGCTTGTACATAGCGGATGGAGACGCAGGGTAGCTGTAAACATTTTCTTTTGTCTTTTTCTGTATTGCTTCTTTTAGCCCATCAGCAACGCTGTCTGTTAGTGCATTTTTAATGGCCGAATCTAGCAATCCGCGAATCTGCAAATAATCTTGTAAGACGCTCATATTGCCCTCCAAAACACAGAAATAATCCCTTGTTGAAAGAATCATTCATCTGTCTTGGATAAGCCCCCGACTTGCGCCGGGGGCTTTATTTTGATTTAGGTGACGGTTACGGGGATTGTGTCGGTGTAGGTCACCTTGGAAATGCTGTTGGTCACGGTGACAGTGGCCGTGGTGGTACCAGCAGCTACACCGGTCAGCACAGGGGAGTGCGGGTCGTTGAACTTCGCAGTCTCTTCTGCGCCAGTGGAGAAAGTGACCTCACTCATGTCGGAGATGTTGGTGAGATTACCGGCAACGTCATACTTGGCGACAAGCTCGGTGGTCTTGCCGTTTACTACGGAAACACCTGCGCCAGCGCCGACAAAGTAGACACCCTCGACGGAACCGGTGGAAGTGCCGGAAACAAACTCATCAACGATGTAGCAGTAGTTCGGCATGGCGTTGCTTGCGCAGACATCGGTGCCGACTTCATCAGCGGTCAGGCAGTTGCCGGACAGGTCAACAGAACCGGGAGTGGTCTGGTTGATGGTGTCGGACAGTGCGCCGGTGAAGAAGTAGTAGGGGATGTAGTAGTGGCGAATCTTGAAGAGAGAAGAGTTCTTCGCATCACCTCCGCCATTCTTGGCGTAGATGTTGACCGCAAAGTGGACGCGGACGACCTTCGGCTGGAACAGCGCGGGAACTGCGAGCTGCAGGGCAGAGCTGTTCTGCACGAAATACTTCACGCAGTAGGTGTTGCCGGAAACAGCGGTGAAGCCCTGAATAGTGCCATCGCTGCCGACCTTGTAAGCCTTGGCGCTGTTTGCTGCCACCGTGTCCTTGTCATTGCCAGTAGAGCCGAGAATGTAGGCCACAGCGCCGTTCTGACCGCCAAGGGGAGCCACAGCACCGGTTATGGTCAGCGCCGCACCGCTTGCTACAACGGGCTTCGAGGTCTCAACGACGCCGTTGCCGGTCAGGCTCTGGCCGATAGTCAGCGCCATGTTGTTCAGCGCGGAGTCGGCGGTCTTGGCCGTGAAGGTCAGACGGGAGGTGTCGGGAATGTTGATGATAAGCATGTTGCCGGGGCCGCCTTCAACTGCGCCGTCATTCATGCTGCCCGCGGGAGAAAAGTCGGTTACGTACTTGGAGAAGCCGACAAGATCGTCGGTAGCGACATCGAACGCCTCAAAGTACACGATTCCCTTGGAAAACTCATACTGAGGGTTGAAAGAATACATTATGTATCACTCCTTGTTATTGTGACATCGGCTCAGGGAGTTGCCCCTTTGCCTTGGCTTCGAGCTGTGTCAGTGTCTTGAATCCGGCAGGCAGCTCCGAAATCCTGTCGAATTTCCACGTCGGATAAGGCGCGCCTTTCTCAAACTTCGTGAGCCCGACCGCTTGAGCCAACGTGTAGATTTGGTAACCGAGGGTTCTGTCGATTGCTCTGTCAAATCCTCTGAATTTGCGTATCGGCCAATCCCATAGCTCGTCCGCATCTTTTCCCACATTCGCGGCTACGGAATAGACCCACGCCTCGATCTCAATATCGAGCTTCGGCATATTTTGGCTGTTTAGGTACTGCTCTGCCGCGACCAGTTCCGGGTTCCATTTTTCGTCCGGAAGCTGATAGTCGTTTTGGGCGGCAACTATCTGCCGTACCTCATCCATCATCTGGATGGTCAGAACAGTTTCGTGCTCCCTGATGTAAATGCCCATAAGAGTGCCCTCTTTCCGCAGGGTGGAAAGCTGATACCCATATGCGCCGTCAGGCAGTTTGATTCTTTCGAGCCTCAACGCTTTTGCTACAACATTGAGAACTGGTTCCAAAAAAGGACTGCCGTTGCCGAGCTTGTCCATTTCGTCAAGGCACTGACACCATGACAGGCGGGCAAACTTCGGCGACAATGAGGATTGCATAAGTTCAAATGCGGCGGCTGCGCTTCGATACAGGGGAAAGTCGCGCACCGTCAGCGGGTAAAATGTCAGTCCATTGAACTCGATTTCTTTGTTTTCTCGGACTTCATTTGCATATTTATTAACGCCTTGCATATTTTCTCCTCGGCGTGTATGCCTTTAGATGTTGTCATCGCCGTTCCAGTCGATGTACTGATAAATCTTGTAGCCGGTGTTCACACGCTCATCGTCGAACTTCGTGATCTGGTAGGTGTTCAGCGAGCCGACCCCGCCGAAGTTCACACCCTCAGTGGCTTCAAGAATCGCCTGTACTATGGCGTAAGACCTTGAATTTCCCATCACCTGCATGTTTGCTTCAATGCCGTAGTTGCACATGATGCAATAGATGATGGTCTGTCGAAAAACGTAGGTGTTTTTCTGTTGGATGCGGTTTGCGGGGCCGAGATAGATTCTCAAAACGCTCTGCGCCGTATCCTGACTCTGCCTGACGAGTTCCTGTGGGAAGATTCTGTATCCGCGTTCTGCATCAGGAGGGTCTGCTGGGTGCAGTGGGTCAAATTGAATCGCCTTGATTTGCTGCGGTGTCGGAAGTGGCTGTTCAAGCGGCTTTGCGCCGTCCCAATACAGGAGTTTCTTGAGTCTTGCCCTCGGAAAACTGTTATCCGAGGGCGGCGTATAGCCGCGTGACGGCAAGTCCATTAGGTATTTCATCAACCTGTACGGGAGCTCTTCGGCTCCCTTCATCGTGTTGCCCGCTACAACTTTCGTATAGGGGTAGTAGGGGCTATCAGTGGAGGGCTGCGCGCCTATCCAGTCAGGCATTTTTTTTCTCCTTCTGAAGCTGCTCTGCCATGTCCTTGACCTCGTCCAGCTGTGCGAGGATTTCCTTTGTGAGTTCGGGTGTGATTTCGGCGGTCAAGGTTCTCATCACACGCCCCACAGGGTCATTGTTCTGCTCTATCAGCGCATGGATGCTGTCATTTAGCATCATTGAGAACGTCTTGAAATCGTTCATGATTTCATAAGCCTTGTCCGAAAGATCGTTGTCATGGCGGCGCACAAAGCGGTTCATCTGCGAGAAAACATGGCTCTGCGCCCACTCGTCGTAGGCCTCTTCGCTCATGCAGGAATCGAGTTCACCGGAAATCGTTTCTACGCCTTCCCAAATGAAGTTCTGCTTCTTGAAGTTCTGATGCAGATAACTCTTTGCGAAAACGCCCATAAGAAACTGCTGCTTTACGCCGAAACGTTCTCTCAGCAGAGGGGGCAGCGTATCGCCTCCGGGAGTTTTCATTTCTTCTACACAGGCAATGGCAAACGCTTTTGCCATGCCTTCCTTTTGAGACAGGCTCAGATAATCGTCTGCCTTTCTCAGAATCTCTTCGGTTATCGTGATCGCCATCGTCATTTCTCCTTTTCCTTTGGCGTTAAAGCTTATTTGCGGCGCTTCTGTGCGCTTTTCTTTGCTGGGGTATCCGTGCTCACTTTAGCGGCTATCGGCGTTCCTGCGCCTTCCTGCGGCTTATTAGCGGCATTTTTCTTGCACTGTGCCCATTCGGGGAGCAATACCGCACATCTCTTCTGCCCACAAAAACGCTGATAGGGGCAAAGCGAGTGATACAGATTCTGTTTATCCACGGCGGAGGGCATTGGTTCTCGGTCACAGATTATGTAAGGGATGCCGTCTGCCTCGCGAGCGTGGGTACATTCGTACTTCATGGGATTTCACCTCAATCCAAAAGTTCTATGCTCATTTGAGCGGTACTGTCTTCGCGCGTGGCTGTCACTATCAGTGGCTTATCTGAAAGCCCGTAGCAGGTGAGTGTTGCCTTATTGCCGCGCACGTCTGCGCTGTATGCGTCCTCATCAGCTCCCGAAAAACTGAAAGTGACAACATCGTCTGTTGCAGTACCGTTCTCGAACCAAACTGCGCTTATCTCGGCAGTTTCAAGAGAGTGAAGCGCTGTCAGGGGAGTGCTGGTAAAGGCGACGTAGCCTTCGCCAACAGCGGCAACAGTGATGTCCACGGTCTGCGCAACGTCCGGATTTTGAGCAAGCGTAACGGTTACTGTCGCAGAGCCTTTGCCAACAGCCTTTACAAGCCCGTTTTCATCCACTGTGAGCACGTTTGTGTCAGATGATGTAAATACATAGGTAATGGGGTTCTCGGCAGTAGAAACAACGCTCTCGCCGTTCCTGATGCTTTTTACGGCCAATGTTTGTGTTGAACCGGCGTTCATGCTCTTGTCTGCGGTCACGGAGATCTGCCAGTTGAACGCAAGCCCGTCAGCTACTCCGCGTTCAAAGTCGTCCTGCGGCAGCGGCTCTGTCAGCTCTATCGTGAATGTGATGATATGTACGCTGTCCGCCTTGTTCGTGAACTCCCTCGTGAAGTTGTTCACGCCGCGCATTGCGTAAGACATATTGCCCAAGAGCAGCCGAGTGTTCTCTATAAACGCTTTGGAATACTTATTGAGCTGACACACGCAAGAGATATAGTTCTTTGCAGTGATACTGTTCTCCGTTGCATGGCTTGCGTTGCCGAGAGTGCCCATCTTGGCGTAGCTCATGGGGATAGAAATGACGTTGCCGTAGTAGTCGAGGACATTAATGACGGCGTTGCAGCGCCGCACAACAGCCTGACCTATTCCAAGCCCCATGTTGTTGGGCTTGTAGACGATCCACCAGTTGTTGGCATATTGCATGTAAGAGCCGATGGGGATATAAGTCAGTCCTGCGGGTTGGATGATATAGATACGCTGCCAGTCGTCCGGCTGCAATTCGCCCGTGGCGGAGGAAGATGCAAAGGTCGAGCGGATCTGGATGGGCGTGTATTCGTACCAGTCTTTGGATGTATCTACTCCCTGACAGGCTGTGTTGAATACATTGTCTGCGAGATCACCAACGTCTACGGCATTAGCCTGCGTCGGATGGGTGAAATACTGCTTTTGCAGCCCCTGCGAGTGCATCCACTCGTTTGTCAGCGGGGCGTAGTCGCATCCGCCGACCATCCCGGCGTTTCGCGCCAGTTTGTTCAGATTCATGCCCCGCCTCCTCTTATCAAAGATTTGTGCTGAGAACAGTTGCTATGTAGTTTCTGTTCTCCTCGTAGTGGCGGAGCATGCCGTAGAACTGCAGCATGACCTCTTTCTGCCGAGCTGTATTGGAGTTCGTCTGGGAAGCCTCACTTATCGTGGTAAACGAACTGTCGCGTATCTTCGAGGTACGCTCTGTGGCGTTGTTGTCAAAACGATGCTCCCATGCGGCATAAATGCCATAAGCGAGGATCGTCTGCTCCGTGCGATTGAGGTCTGCGGCAAACTCACCGCTTTTATAAAGGTTGATGGACAATGTATCGTCCGGGGATAGGTCGATGTTCACAACAACGTCGCCGGTCTCAGCGGAGTAAACACAGGAAACAGGGGAGTAGGTCACATTTCCAAACTGATCTTTGCCCATAAGTCCGCATGAGCAGATATCGAAGCCAGTGAGTCCTGTTTCTATTGTCACGGGTGCTTCCTGCTTCTCTGTGGGGGTGTAGTCCACATCCTCGAAATCTGGGGCGGTAAGGTTTTGCAGTTTTAACAGCATTTCAGGCGGACGGTTGAAAAGGGGAATAGCCCAATCCATGTACGCCGCCATGCGGTTGTAAAACACAGCGAGGCGGTTTTTCATGTCCCAATCAAGGGACAAATCGTTTTTTATGTAGGTCATCGCCTGCGTTTCGATTGGTTCCCATGCTGTGCTCATTCAAAACTCACCTCGCTTCCGAAAAATTCATTTACTTAATGCCGGTGATGACGCCAACACCTCTACGCCGTTGCCTTTGAGGGTTCCAATCCAGTCCTCAGCTACGCCGTGTATGTAGGTCTCAAGGTCTATGCTGGCAGCTTCAAGGACTTTAATTGCACTGCCGCTCATCTTTTTAAGGGTCAAATTAACAAGTTCTGCGCCGAGTTTTGCAACCTGATCTTCCGTGAGCTTGCCTCCCTGAGTCTCTTTCCAAGCGGAAACAAAGAGCTGATTCAGTTCACCTACGGTCTGGATGGCGGCATCTTTCAGCTCATCCTTGGCGGCGTTGATGTTCTCAAGGTGCTTGTTCTTTCCTATCTTGGCCGTGAGCCACGCAAATGCGGTGGTCAGGGCTATGATCGCAAGCTGGGTAATGAGATTGGCAGCAATTTCCACTGCTGCATTGGTCATGTTTTCTATCATTTTGGTATCTTCCTTTCTTTTACTCTGATTGGGAGGTCCCCAACTTTAGCCATGACATCGTCGTAAAAGCCGTTCCCTTTGAGGGTGGTGTGGTATACTTCGTGCATGCGCTTCAAGTCTGCGAGGTCATCCATCCAAACGAAGCCCTGCTCGACGTACTTCTCACACAAATGCTTGACCCGGTCGCCCAAGGACTCCTTTTCGCCTGCCATCACGTCCGCGATTTTTTTTTCGAGTTCGCTAATTTTCTCTCCGATGGACTTAATGGCCTCTTTGATTTCTGCGATGTCGCTATCCTGAAGCTTGTCATTGTCCGCCTTGGCTTCGGCTTTATCAGCTTTCTGCGCCTTTCTGTTTGCCGCGCATTCAATAAGCTTGAATGCGCCATTTATAATGGCTGCCCCGGCGCTGCCGCCAAGTATCGCAATGACCACTTCATTCATTTGGGAACATCCTCCTGATTAGACATCTTCTGCATTCAGCGCTTCGAGCATGGGCTTGAAAATGCCCTCGCCGTTGTGCTTTTCCTTAGATATATTGTTGAGCGCTACGACTCTGGCACGGCTTACATACCGCTTGAGGGGGCTGCCATCGTTCAGATAGGCATCCATGAAGCGCGCCGCTACAAGCTCCTGATGCTCCGCGCACAGGCTGCCGAATATCTCTGCGGCTTCGGGGATCTCTTTCTTGAAGAAGAAATCAAAAACACCCTCGCGGCGGATGACTTCATTTTCGGCGTACTCGCAGTCATAAAGGCTTCTCTGCTCGTCGGTCAGGCCGTCCAGCACTATGATTCTTCGGGTTTTGATGAGTTTTGCTATCAGCGGTGTAATGAACGTGCTCTCAAACTCGCTTAGAGGAACAGAGAACACTCGTCCGCTGCCACTTATCTTTCGGCCATTGCCGATGATGATCTCGTTGTTCGGGATAACGCTGTCAATGTAGATGCACTGCACCATCTTCTCGTTGGGAGTGACATATACCGCCTGTACAACAGGCTCTACGGGCTTCTCCGCTTCCTTCGGCTTGGCAGCTTCAGCAGCCTTTTCAGCCGCTTTCTTCTTCCTGCCCTCGGCCATTTTTCTTTTCTGCTCTTCGCTCATTGCCATCTCTCAATTTCTCCTTTCATGGCAGATGACAGAGGAGGGAGGTTGTCCCTCCTCTGCTTGCGGATTATCAGGCGCTGGTGACGCCAGAGATGATGCCTATACGGCTTGCCAGGACGGGGGCAATATCGACGCTGTCGACCTGCAGAAGCTCGATTCTGCCGGTTGCGATGGTGTCCTCGCCCGGAGTGAGGGTGATCTGAGTGTCAGCGCCCTCCTCGAAGCACATGACCATAGGTGCATAGCGCTCGTTTGCGCGGGCAGCGATGATGATCATGTCGGTCGGGAAGATGCTGGTCAGGGTAGTGTTGATGGTCTCCGGCGTGGAGGTGGGCTGAATCTCGTAGAGAAGCACGCCATCCTTGGAGGTTATGTAGCCGTTGCGGAAGTACTGATCGCCGAGCTGGTACATGATCGCGTTGGCAAGCCCGGTGGTATCGGGGATGACATTGCGCAGTGCCATGAAATCACCGTAGGCGATGAGCTGATCGCGGCGGACACGGTTAGCCTTTGCAACATTCTGGCAGACGGTCGCCCAGTTGTTGCTCGTGTAGCTGGTGGCTTTCAGAGCGGAGGGGACATACTTGGTGTTGCCCGCAACCTCAACGAAGGCGGTAGTGAACTTCTGCATGATGTAGGCCGCATAGCCGCCAGCCATTGCAGCGACGGTATCGACGAGGTTGCCCTCGTTGCCAATCATCTGGTAGAAGTTGATAACGCCGCGAGTGGCAAAAGGCTTGGGGTTGAGCGTGATAGTGTTGCCGTAGAGCTGATCCTGCGGCACGCTGCGCAGAGCAGTCCAAGAGGTGTCTCTGTACTGGAACACAGCGTTGGAAGTCACGTTGATGGTCTTGGTCTTGCCCTTGGGAGTGGTCTCCACGGAAACCATTTCACCCACCAGCGGGGAAATGAGGGCAGGAGTTACGGGGTAGTAGGTAGCCCCGATGATGGTTGCCATGACCTTGAGGAAGATGGGGTCGGTGGCGAGAGACATATTGGCAAAAGTGCTGCGATCCTTGCGGTCAGTAGACTTGCCGACAACGGAATTTGCCTTGGAAGCGGCAAAGTAGAGCACGTCATCAGTCCACTCGCGGCACTGCTCCTCAAAAGCCTTCGCGCTGTTGCAGGCAAACGCAAAGTCCTCAGTGGGCTTGCCAGCAGCGGCAAGCGCTCTGTTTTTCTCGCGGCCAGCCTTCTCAAGAGCGAGGATCCTACCGCGAGTAACAAGGTCTGTGTACTCGTCACCGGACAGCGGTTTGCTGGTCAGGTTGCCGAGGGCAGAGTTAAACTTCAGCAGTTCATTCATTGTTGTGCGTCCTCCCTTCCTTATGCTTTGCGGCACAGCATGTTAAATCTGCTGCCCGCGTTATAGTTGGACTCAGTCCAGGAGTCGATGCCGAGCCCCTTATCGAGCTCAAAGTAGATGCCAGAACCGGCTGCGGGGGCAGCATTGGTGCCGACGAGCTGTCCGTTTGCGATGGTGGCGTAGATGTTGGTCGTAGCGTCTACTGCGGTGGAGAAGTTGCCTTCGCCGAAAGCGTATGTCTCGCCGGGAATAGCCTTGGAGAAGGTGTCCAGTACACCGGACGGGATGCCAAGGCCGAGAGTGTTGATACCCTCTGCGTAAAGACCGTTGCCGATCATGCCGCGCTGTACGTCACCGGGATTGCAGAAGTAAACGTCCTTAGTGCCGTCTGCGGCTGCGGTCATCTGGTAGCCGCCGGTCGCCATGTGTGCGCCCTTATTGCAGATGAAGCCTGCGGAGCAGTCAGCGGGGGTGAAGGTCGTGCCGGAGAGGCTGCCGAACTTACCCGCGATGTTCTGCAGGTCGTCGTTGCGGTTATTCCACATTCTCGGAAGGAATGCGGTTTTCTCAGTAAAAGCCATTATTTTGTCACTCCTTTTTCATTATTCGTGAGCGTCGCCCTTGAAAAGCTCGCCGAAAGTGCGCGGACTGCCGCCAGAGTTGCCTTTGATGTTGTTGAAGTTGAAGTAGTGCTTCTCGCTTGCTTTGGCAGCTGCTTCGTCGAGCTTCTTCTGCTCGTCCATGCACAGCGCCTTGACACTCATGCGTACTTCCGCTTCGCCGATCCAGTTGCCGTCAGCGTCCTCACGAGCGGTGAAATCGCCGTTCTCAACCCTCGCCTTGAGGTCTTTGAGGATTTCGCTGTCGAACTTGCCCTCCGCGCCGCTGCACTGCTTGAACTCGTCCTCAAGGGCAGTCTTTGCGGCGTTCAGGCGGCGCTTGTCCTCCTTGCCCTTCATCGCGTCAAGCTGCTCTGAAAGGTGCTTGATGGTCTTTGCGTCGGCCTGCGCCTGCTCAGTTGCGGCGTTGTAGCGGATTTCAGCCTCGCCCATAAAGGCATCGAGACTCGCCTGAACTTCGGATTCGCCTATCTTGTAGGAAACGTAGGCGTTGGCTCTCATTATTCGGTCAGGAATGATGTTGCCCTTGTCGCTCTCCTCGACGGAGTAGGTAAAAGGCTCACCGTTCGCGTTCACAAGAGCCAGAAGTTTCAGATCGCTCGAAGCGCCGACCACGGTATAGCCGTTGAACTTCTCCGACAGCGCCTTGAGTCGTGCTTTGTCAATCATGTTTTCTTTCACTCCTTTGTCGTGTGTGGTTGTTTTGGCTGTAGCTTCCTTTGCGTATGAGGCAGCTTTGAGACACATCTTTTCCATGCTGTTTCTCATCGCAGAGAGGGACTGGATGGTCGCACCCGCTACAGCCGGGGCAACTCCCGCGCCAAGGACGGTGACGCCGAGCACTACGTATTCCTCTTCGACCGCAACGTCGCCTTCCATATGTTCTTTGGTCACCAGCGTTTCTATGGAGATTTCCATGCCGTTCCCCTGCCGAGCGATCATGTCAACCAATTCCGGTGCGTACCATTTCCACAGAAATGCCGAGGCCACTATCCAGCTTGTGTCTTCTTTCCGCTCTAAGCGGATATCCGCATCTTTCGGGATCCAGCCGACTATCCTCTCGGCATCGGCGGCAGTAAAAGAAGCGTAGGTTTCACCCGTTTTCGGGTCTCTCTTGAGGTCGTAGTTGTGCCCATCGCCGATCTTCCCGCTTGGGAGATAGGCCGTCAGAATGGGAATGTCCTTGAACTCAGGCAGGTGCGCCGCGAGGTTGATGTACTTCCAGTTGTTGCGGTTCACCTTGTCGTTCAGCATCCACAGCTCGACCCGGTAGAGTTTTCTATCGCCAGAGGACAGAATTTTTAGCTGCCCTCGCGATGTGCGCGTTATTTCAGCGCCTTTGTATCTGTTCTTGGCCATAAGACATCACTCTTTCTGCGGCACGTTGAGCGTGCGGTTGAGCCAGTTATCAAAACTGGTGCTGCTAATCCCGCCGTTTTCCGCCATTGCCTTGGCCTCGCACAGCCACTGCCTGTCCTGATAGTTCTCCATCTGGACGTTCTCGGCATAGCGTGCCAGCGGCTCAAAATTGGCATTGTCGCAAACCTCGATGACCTCAGACAGCCTGTCGTTAACGCCGTCGATGAGGTTGATACACTTATCCAGCACCTCTTCCACGGAAGAAAAACTGTCCTGCATTTCCGGGATTGTCGGATAAACCAGCGGCAAACCGAGCTTCGCCATGATGTCTTTCAGCTGGTCTATGTACTCCGGCTGCTTGTGTTCAAGCGCGTGAATGGCTCGTGTCAGCGCCGCATAGCCGCTGTACCATGTCTGTTCTTTTATCGCCGCGAAACTCCACATGGCATTTCCCATCGCGCTCATAGCTCTGCGCATCGGTTCATAAAGGAAGGAATATCTGTCCTCCCGATATGCGGCGTAAAAGTCTCTCAAGTCTCATTCCTCCCTTGCGGTGAAATAAAAAAGCAGGGATACCAACACGAATTTCTTCGTGCTAATAGCCCTGCTTTGGCTTTGTCGAACCTCCTACATGAGGTTCCTTACATCTCTATTTTCTTGTTTTTAATCTCCCAAAGGTGAATCCCGTTGGGTTTCGCGGCAATTTCCAGCCGCTTGCCTTCTTGAAGCAGTCGGTTGATAATTGCTATCATTTCGGCAGATAACTCAGGCGGTTTCTCTTGAGCACGATCTTTCATATCTCTTCCTCATGCGTCTCGCTGTTTATGCTGCCGCGTTCTTCCGGTCGCCCGTCCTCGGAGATTTCCTTTTTTGCCTGCGGCGGCAGTCCGCTGGTATCCTGCTTGGCTGAATACGATGTCACAAGCGGTCTGCGCTTATCCATCACGCCGCTTTCGTCCACAAAATCAGATATTGCAATATCGTCAAGTATCGTGTGTCCGGACAACGCATCGTATTTGAGCGTATCGGTGAGACAGCCGTTGGTCATGCCCTTGCGTGCGTTCTCAATTTCGTCATCTATCTTGAAGATGTCGCCGAACATTTTGAAGCGCATCGGGGTCTTGCAGTTCAGGCTCTCTATCATCCAGTTCATAATCCGCTCCATGCTGCCATATATGAACTTAGCATAAGAAGCCGCAAGCCAGGCTGAAAGCTGCGCCACGCCGACCTTTGGGTCGTTTGTGGTGGGAATGAGAGAGGGGAGACCCGCTTTAAGAATCTGGTCTGAATATGCCGTCGAGCTTATGTCCGTGTTCGCAACGGTGTCAGAAATCGTCTGAAGCTTCAAGTCTTTCGCAGGCGCAAGGTAAAGCCCTATGCCGCTCGTGTTGTTCTTATTGAGCATCTGATACCACAGATACTCAAAAAGCTTCCTCGTCGTGTCAGAGACCCTTATAGGGTCGTTATCCGTTGCGCTCTTCGGGTCATAAGTTTCAAGCGAGCCAGTCAGCACAGACGTCAACGGATTAAGGATTATTTCGAGCTGTGCCGCCTCGTAATTAGGTATCTGCGTCAGTGACACGAACATGCCGGTGTTCGGCGGGATAACGAGGGGAGTGGTATCATCTACCTCGATGGTAAAAACCCTGTCGGCAGGGAGTGTTACCCAGTAGAAATACTGCCGCCCTACGGCTACCCATTCGGGATTTCCTATTGTCTCATTCGCGTGAATGGCTTTGAATTTGTCTGTATCGATGGTGTTATAGACGTATTTCCCCGGCGTTTTTACGACAACCTCATCGAAAATCCGCATATACGGCTCAAAAAGGTCACCGAACTGACGCCAGTCGTTGCCCGGCCGCATGAAGTAAAACAGGTTAAATGCCACTGTGTATTTGCCGGGACCGTTGTTGTAACCTACGATTTTGCACCAGTCCATCGGGAGCTCCTGCAAGAAAGCGTAGTTTATTTTGTTGTGGCTTTTGTCGACCGAAATACGCGGTGTGACGAACACTTTGCCATATTTCATGCACAGGCCGCACAGCTCATGGGCTTTTTCTTTTACACCCACTGTCTGAACGAGCCGCTGTGCCAGCAGCATGTCGCGCAATTTATCCTTTTTGCTTACTTCTGCATCGGTGTACGTAGGATATACGTACCATGAATAGGTAAGCGTATCGGGATAGGTCTTGAGGATCAGATCGTAAGTCTTGGTGCTATACGCAAGCGACGCTGACACCGCTCTCAGGCTCTTTTCACTGCCGTCCGGGTTCTGCACCATTGTGCTTATCTGATCTTTGGTGAACTCGGCAGGACGCGTGTTTATGCCCTTTACGCGGGTGTTCTGTATCTGCGGCCAGTTATTCAGAAATCCAAGCCCACCGGCAGCGGAGAAAGCGGTGAAATAGTCGCTCATTCCCATGCCGCCGTACATGCTGTTGGCTTTCTGCAATATCTCTCCGAGTGCCTTATAACTCGTTGCTGCCGGAGCTTCCATCGGCCCCATCTGCTGTATTTCCAATGTCCGCTCCACCTTTCTGCATTTTATCGAGCTCTGCGAAGAAGCGCTTCTCAAAGTCCTTCATGCAATCGTCAAGCTCTTTGCGGTATTTTAGTTCTTCCTCGCATCGGACCGCGTTACTTTCGCTCCATATCCACAGCCAATCGGATTGTGCCAGGAGGTATTCGAGGTCAGGCGTGACCTCTATCGCGCCATTTGGCTTATCGGAAGAAATTATCAGTATATGGTCTGCGTCCGAGTAGAAATGGCTGAATGTTTCCTGCAATTTCAGGTTCTTATCAGTCGTGGGAAGCGCCCACAGCTTGTTTTTCGTAATATCCATCAAACTATTGCTCCTCGGCCAAGGCGTCTGACGCTACGCGTCCTCACCGGCGCGTATGTTATCTCACTGTCGAGATGTTCAGCCGCTTCCTGATAGCTGCTCTTGCGCCGGTTCTGCGACGCTACGAAAGCATCCTCGTCAAGCTTTATCGGTCTCGCGGCGTACATCATTGCCGACCACAAGTCCTTGTTGATGTGCTTGTTTATCTCTTCCTGCGTCCAACCGCTGCCGGTTTTCTTTCGGCGCAGGTTAGCTATTTGGTCGCACAGTTCCTTGGTCTTGATATACGGATGCTGGATTTTGACATCCTGCGTATCATCCTTGATGTTGTGTGCCATTTTATAAGCCCGTGTACCCTCGTGTACGTTGGTTATGAGCAATCCCACATTGCCATGTTCAAACTCTCGTGTGAGGTAGTCGAGCATGTCGATGTTGGGGTCTGCGCCACTGCGCCCCGGTGTTGCATAAAGTGAATAAATACACGGTTTTGCATTTTTCTGAACCAAATCGAGGTATCGGTCGTCATTGTTGACCGTACAGAGGGGCGGAAGCCCATCTCCAAGGTCTCTATGGAGCTGCTGCACAACAGCCTCACCGAACTGCCATGAGTCAATAACGATGATTGGTTCAGGCGCTCCCTCAAGACGGTACTGCGCCCAACGGTTCTTTATTCTCCGCGCCTGCCGCTCCGCATCAAGCGGGGGAAGGTCGGTCAAATAAACACAGTCTTTCTTAAAACTGGTACTCCTGCGCTGCTCGTAGGTTTTCAACACTACCTCGGCGCACATTGCATTGCCGTTTCTCTGTCGGTACGAGACGTCGTAGCCTATGTAGTACCGCACGTTCGGGTCGCCGCAATGCCTGTCCTCCATAATGGTCAGCGTCTTGGCATCCTGTACGTACTGATCTCGAAGAAGGGGATTGTCCACACTGCCGGTGCATTTAGATTCGCACTCGCGCATGAACTCTTCTTTCGTCAGCGTGTCTCGCAGCCCGTCATAGTATTCAAACGGTCTTACATGACACAAAACCGGAACTTGCCAAGGAATAGCACAGGCAAAAGCGCTCTCACCGTCAGCCATTTTCTTGCGCGCCTTGATGTAAACGCTGTAGGCGGGGTTCTCTTTCGAGCTTGCCGACGTGATGTATATCTCGGCAAGGTCTTGGTGAGACGGATCCGGAACGCCGTCAATCAGGTGCTGCAAACGGTTTGTTGCCTTGACCACCTGATTGAAGTCTGACCAATTGAACGGAACCGAACCGTCCTCCTGACCACACTCTTCGCCTATGACACAGTGGGTATTGCGTCCTCGGTCTATTGCGACTTCGACTGCGCTGCCCTCTGCCGTGCTTATCTTGAAGGTGTCCGACGAATCATTGTTAACGTTCCAGTGCTTCGCCAAATACGGGTAGTTGTACTGATATTCGTGCCACGCCTCCGACGCGATCTTTGCTGTCTGCTTATTGGAAGGGCCGTAATACGCTGTGACTTCGCCGGGGTATAAGATGCCTTTATTGCTTGCCGAACTTATCACGGCGCTGGTTTTGGTTGTTCCGCGCGAACCTATGATGTCCACCATGCGGTAACGTACCATTGCTCGCCGCATTATGCGGCCTATCAGACTGTTGTGATATTTGCAGTTCGGATTTTCTGTGATATCTTCCAGATAATCTGGATAATACCGGAAAAACGATATTAGGAGTGCCCACCATTCGTCGGTGAAGTCATCATAGTTGACACCCTGTCGGGTCTGCTTTTTGATGAAACCGCCGCTTCTGCGGCTGTAAACGTAGTCCTTCCTCATTTCGCATCACCGCGGACAAGGTCGAGCTTGCGGTAAATCTCTTTTTCAACCTCGTCGGGCTCTTGCATGAACTCGCCCAGCTCATCATCAAGCCGGAGCGAGGGCGGCAGGCTGGCCACCTCTGCGCGTCCCTCGTTCCACGCGCTTGTGTTGTAAATTGCGAGGAGAATCTGCTCCGCCGCGTCTTTTGTCATCTGATACTCAGGATGGAGTTTTGCCAGCAGTTCCGGGAATGGCAGTCCAAGCAGCCCCTTGGCTTCGAGCGCCCTCACTATGCCGTCAAGCTTTTCAAGGTCTTGCGGCAGCTCGTCCTTTTTGCGGAGCTGTTCGTTTTCCATCTCGCTTTTTATCAGGTCGCCCAGCAGTTTTGCTTTCTGCGGGTCGCCGTTGTAAAAGTAATAATCCTGTTCAAGTGTCCAACGGGATATCTTCTCTATCGCCATCTGCGTTTGGGGGCCTATTGCGGGGCGACCATCTGCTATGGCCGAGTAAATGCGGTCAAGCTTGTCGTAATCTTCCTGCGTGTAAGGGTGATCCGTGGGGCCTTTGCCCCATTTCTTTTCCTGCGCAACACGCCCCTCAACGTAATCCTCGGCGCAGAGCATTTCATCGTCGACATACAGCGTCTCGGATTTGCCGTCAAAGGCTTTCTTGATATCAGTTACGCCGTCGACGAACTGCACGAATCTCTCGCCCTTGTGGTAGCCTTTCTGACACAGGATCACCGTGTATGCTGCCCACGGATTTGTTTTGTCATTCTGGAGCTTCTGCGCTGCCTTAAAGAGATCGGGCATATACGGCATGTTGAACTCTGCCGCGCAAAGGTACATTGCAAGCTTGTAGCCTACTGTTGCTGCCCTATGGTCGTAAACCTTGGGCTGGCACTTGATGCAGTAGGGGGAGTAACGCTTTCCGAAGCGTTCAGGCAGCGTCCATGCGTTCGTATCGTTCAGCTCCCTGTCGCATAAACAGCACCGCTGTACGACTGTGTTATCTGCCATGGCGCGCCCTCCTCTCCTGCAAATCAAAAACAGGCAGAGCCGCCCACGCTATATCTATCTTGAGCACTCTGCCTGAAATTTTCTATGTTCTCTTGTATGGTATGACGGAAAGGGAACTTTGGCAACAGAGTCTAAACTTTTTCTTCTTCACCAATCCTTTTATCCCGTCGTTTCCTGCGTTGAGTTTTGATTTTATCGGAATTTTTGCGCCAATACTCGGCTTGATACTTGCGCATGTACTCTCGGCGCTTAAATGCCGTGTACTCTTCCGGTGTCACAAAATCACCTCCGCCGCTCGATTGTGTCGATGAAGTAGCCCTTGTCTGCCATGAGTTTCCGCTTTATGGCAAAAGTCTTTGTACTGGTACCTTTTCGTCCGCCGCCCTTGGTGTCCACAATACGGGTTGTCCAGTTCCCGTCCTCACGAAGCTCCTCGAAAACGAAGTCCGCAAAGTAGGCTATTCGCGGTATGCGTTCCCCGGTCTCGCCGTCCGTGTATGCCGGTTTCAGCAAATATTCCACCTGCAAGCGGATTTTTCGTACCTGTCCAATTTTCTCCCGCAGAACCAGTTCGTCGTAATATGCCGCTTCGGTCTTGCTGCCGAACTTGATGCACTCTCCGTTTGACAAAAGGCGCTCGGTCGGCTGGTTGTTGTACTTCCGCTTTGGCTTTTTCTCCTGCCAAGCGCCCATATCCCGGCTGAGTTGGCGAAGCGCCTCCGCGTCTTTTTCAAGGGCGGCAGCGGCGCTCTTGCTCACCTCGGAAGCGCCCTGTGCGTATCGCTGCTTGATCTGCGCCGCCGTCCGTTCTCTTGCAAGCTGCTCTTCCACGCGCTTCCGCAGCGCCGGGGGCATGTCCTCAAGACTGTCATATCTCATGTCAAATCCCAAGTTATAAGCCTTGAGTAGGGAAGAGTCTCCATCCATGCGCAGAAGTTCCTCCACTCATCGAGCTTATGTCCCTTTCTTGCGTGATACATGTTTCGCAGCACCGCATAGTTGAGCTGTACCGTGCGTCGCTGGTTGTAGCTTTCTGGAAGCAACTGCAAGATTGAATACCAAATCTCTTTTTTACTTGCTTCGTTTTCGCAAACAAAATACGAATCGCGCAATTCGTTCAGCGTGTCCACTATTGGCCTTGCAACTTCTTCAAATACATTTACGGATTCCGCATACTTGTATTTGTCGTTGAGTATATCGTTTATGCAGGTATGCGAAACGCCGAATTTCTTTGAAAGTTGCCGTCGGCTGAACATTCCGGAATCCCAAAGATGCTTGATTTCCTCGCGCTGTTCAGCCGTAAACTTTCCCTGATAGGTTTTTGCTGGTTTAGGCTGTAAGCCGTTGTCAACGGCGTGTTTTTGGTTTTCAGCCCTTGTAGTCCATTCAAGGTTGTCAACGGCATTATTCATTTTGTTTCCGTCAATGTGATTTACTTCCGGCTTCTTTTCGTAGTTTGGGATAAACGCTTCTGCAACAAGGCGGTGGATAGGAATTTGCTTACCGTGAAGCGTAACCAAAATATAATTGTCGCTGTGAACGCTTCCCGAAAGGATTCTTTTTCCGTGCCTTACTCGCCCCTGATTGCTTACATCATAGTCAGCGTCGATCCTTTTCCAAAGTTCCACTTCTTCATCAACTTCCGGCCTGAACTGCTTGATTTCATTCTTAAAGCCGGGTAGCTTGTCAAAACTGAAATCAGACATTTCAAATGGTTTGTAAAGAAGTTTGTGCATTTTCGAGCAAGAGTTAGCAACCGTGCCAACCTTGTATGTATCGTATTCAGACCACCAGTAAAGCGGCGCGGTAATGTCTAAGTAAACAGGAATCATCCGCATGAATTTCCCGTGATCTGTACCGGCGTTACAAAGTTTAACCATGAGCTTCAGGTCGTCGGGACCGATGACGAACTTTCTAAAGTCTATGCACGGCACATCATTCTCATCGAAATAGGTTTTTACCTCCCTGTTAAATTCGCTATCACTCTTGTCCCAAGAGTTTTTAGGATTTCTACAACCCATAATAATAGCCTTCCATTGTTCGGAAGAAGGCAACACCACATTCTCAATTTTTATCATTTTCAGCCCTCCAAGGTATATCGCACATATCCGGACGCTTGAGCTTCATTTCAAGCGCCCATAGGAGATTCCAGACGGCGGCGGTAAGATGCGGCTCGTCGTCCCAACCGTCGAAGAACTTTGCCAAATGCCTTGCTCCGGAATCGCAAAGCGATGAAAGGGGAATACCGCGATCAACGTTGTGCTCGCCGTATTTCAAAGCCCCCTGTTCACAGTGCTTTGAGACTTCCATGATTGCCGCCCAAGGCAGAAGATCCATTTTACCTTTCCCTGTGTGCATATCCCGCACAGCGCCGGTTCCGAACTCTGTTCTTTCGCCGCTGTCCTTAATTTCCATCGGTTTCACCGCCTTTCTGCGCAGCCTCTATGCCCGCTACCAGCGCCTTTGTCAGCATCAGCATGACTTCTGCTGGCTCGCCTACATCGTTTTCGATGAAACTTCTGTACATGTTTGCGGTCAGAGTGCCGTACTGTGTAAGAAGGTCAGTTGACCCGCCTTGTATCAGTATTTCAAAGTCATCAGTTACTCTGAGCATTGTTTATCCCTCCTGATTGAAAAACTCAACAGCCTTGCCAAGCTGCTGGAAATAATAGCTTTTGTCTTTCTTCACTACCTCATAGTCCCCAAGGCTCACCTCTGCATGATGTTCGATTGTCCAGTACAGGGCGCGGCCATTCTCTCGGAAAAGAGGGTATTGTGTCTTCACTCCCTCGAACATCCGCATTGAGCACCGAGGTGGGTATTCTGTTTCGACCATCGCGCTCCTCCCTTTACGTTAAAGGCCGCTTGTGACCGCTTTGACAGCGTTTGGACTTTGGACGTGTAAATTCATTACCAAGCGCCCGGAACGCTGCTGTACGGCTTCCTGTGACCTCTGACGGCTATCTGCGTCTCTTCGTGGTGCTCGTTCTGTGAATTTTCGTCCCGTCGGGCATAATGAAGAAATCAGCGTCGACCGGCGCGAGGTGTTCGGGCTTGCGCGGGGTATACTTTCTCTCGTCCAGGGCTTCGACCTTTTCTTTGTCAGCCCAAGCGGACTCTTCAACGAGCTCTTTCATTTTCTCGAAACGTTCCTCAACGATACTGACGTAGATGGACATGATCGCCAGCATCGCAAATACGAGAACCACGGTCGCTATGCAAATATCATAAACACTCATCGCCCGCTGCTCCCGAAGCCTTTGCTTCCACGCTCGGTGGCCTCAAGCTCATCCACAAGCTCGATTACCGGGTTGATGATCGGCGTAAGAACCAACTGCGTGATCTTATCGCCGTTCTTGACTTCGTAGCCGTGGCTGCCGTGGTTATAGAGCTTCACCTGTATGCTTCCGGTGAATCCGCAGTCCACGACTCCATCGCTGGTGATGTCGTGCTTGATGTTGAGCCCGCTCTTACTCTTGAGCATACCGGCGTAGCCCTCCGGTATCTCCACATGGACGCCGGTATCTATCACGACGCTGGAATAGGGCGGTATGTATACAAGCTTCGGGGACTTGAGGTCAAGCCCCGCATCGGTGGCATGTGCTCTCACAGGCACATAAGCACCGGGGTCAAGTGTGATCTTCATTCTTCTTCCTCCTCATGCCAGTTATCTGGCCAGCCTTCAATTTTCTCGTCATCATCATCGCCGTAGATGTCATCTTGCGTCCACGGCGGATATCCTGTGCGCTCCATACTGCGCACTGTGGGGTCATCTGGTATCAAGACCATCAGTCGTCATCCTCCCATTTTCCACGGCGACGCGGGGGAGTTGTCTTTGACCAAACCTCCTCGTCGGCTCGCATTTCCACGAACCGCATCTGATCGCCGACGAACCGCATCTGCACGGCTCCGCATCGGCCTTGACGGTTCTTCGCTACGGCGACGCCCTTTATGCCCTGCTCGACGTCAATGTTCCACAGGAAAATGACCGAGTCCGTGTTTTGCTCAAGTTCTCCGCTGTCGCGAAGTTCTGCCAGAGTAGGTCTACTCGTATCGGCGGCGTTTCGGTTAAGCTGAGAGAGCGCGATTATGGGGATTTTGAGTTCCTTGGCCAAAAGCTTCAGTTCTCGGCTTATTGCCCCAACCTCAAGATTTCGGCTGTCATATTTGCGCTCACTCTTGATTAGCGTCAAGAAGTCGACTATTATCAGCCCTAAATTTTCTGTCATCCGCGCCTCTGCGCGAATCTTGCTGGTGGTAACGCTGGGATCATCGTTGATTATGAGCGGCAGGTCGTACAGATACTGACAAGCGTCCGAGATACGCTTCCAATCCTGTTCGTCGAGGTTGTGGTCAGTGATTTTGTCGAGTTGTACCCCAGACGTTTTGGATATAATTCGTTCACCTAACTCCTCGTCGCTCATTTCGAGCGAGTATAGCAGCACAGATTTTCCAGTTCTCGCCACATTCATGGCAATATTCTGAGCATAAACTGACTTGCCCACTGCTGGGCGAGCTGCAATTATCACAAAGTTTCCAGCTCTCATGCCTTTAAGCAGCGCGTCAACTCTGGTGAAGCCGGTTTCCACCCTGCCTTTGGGAGGCAGCGACAAACGATCCATGAGATTGTTCAGCATTTGAGACATTGTGTGGCTCCGCCCGAGTTTGCCGCTCATGTAGTCCTGACATATCCCGGCGATTTCTACGGCCAGACCATCCCCTGACTGGGAGGTGAGGGCTTCGTCTATCCTCGACCGAAGCCGCCGTTCCTTTGCTTGAGCGTGTATGTATTCGGCGTGATCTTCCGCGGCGGAAACTGATGGGCACATATTCATGCAGTCGACAAGAAAGGCATCTGGGTTAGGCGTAGCGTGAAGAATCACGTCCCGCGCCATTACAGGGTCAAGAACCTTGCCCTCCCTAAACGCCTTAGTCGCGGCGGTGTACAGTTTTGCACAGAGGGGATTCATAAAGTCCTCCGCTTGAAGCGTCCCCGCGACACGGTTTAGGTAGTGAGGGTCGATTAGATAAGCACCGGTTACGGATAGTTCCGCGTTCTGGTTATACGAGATCGCATACAGAAGCTCTTTATCATCGTTTGCCATTCTTGCGATTCTCCTCCGTCATTTCAATCAGCAGCCGTTCGTACTTCTCCCTGAATTTCTTCCCTGAAAGGATGTTTTTCCTCCAGAAGGCGTTTTTCTGTGAGAAGCGAAGCACATCAGAGATGTCATCCCAACTGTGTTTGTCGATCCTGTTGCACTTGTCGAAGTCTGCTGCCCAGCGCTGGATGTCTTTTTCCTCCGGGGGCTTCAAGTCGGGATAATGCTTCTCTTTCTGGCGCGCCAAATAGCTTGCGGCTTGATAGGCGTCTGAATCCTCGGGAAAAACCTTCTCTTCCTTTTGGGGGCGCGCGTCAGTGCCGCTTGCGGGGCTGACATCTGGTGGAGCATCGCCATCGTCGGAAGAGGACTTTTTCTTTTGCTTGTTTTCTTTTTGAGAGTTATTATCTATCTCTATATCTTCTTCTCTTTCTTCTTCTGCAGCGTGACATTGCGTGACATCATCTGTGACTGTCACGTGACTGTCACGTGACGTCGCACTCTGGGATTCAAGGAGAAACCTTTCTCTTTCTCTCTGCACTCTCTTGCGGTCGCGGTTGCTCTCTCTAATTCTTTCCAAAGCATCAATGTTCTGGTGTTCTTCCCAGCCGGAGATGAAAAGCATATCTTCGTTTCTGCTTATCATGTTGAGACGTTCCAAAGCTTCCAAGGCGAGCTGAATGGTACTCAACTCAAAACCAAGCTCGTCGGAAAGCATTTTCGGCGTGTAGGGGATGTTCTCTGTGAGGAAAATCATGCCTCCCGCGTTGCAGCGCCCTGCCATTGTGAGCAGCATGACCCATATCAGAACAATGCTGTTGCCATCTGGAAGCTTGCGCAGATGCTTGATCTTCCTGTTGTCAAACATATCTGTGGTTATTTTGACCCACTCAACGTTTTTCGCCATAAAGCCCTCCTCAGTCATCAATACCGACGTGCTGTGCCCAATGGCGGATGAATACGCCGCTTTCGCCAAGACTGGTGATGAAGTCAGCGGAGATCAGCTCTTCCAGATCAAGACTGTCTGCACATACCTTGTTGAGCACTGCTGCCGGATCATGCACAACGCCCTCATCATCTGCGGCAAAGCAGAGATGAAAATAAAGCGCCTGTGCATTTGGTGTGAGGCGGCTGAAAGAATACCGCCCCACGACCTCATTTGAGATTGTTGTCCTGTCTCTCATGTGCTACCTCGCATCAGAAAGGCAGGTCGTCCCCATCGCCATCCAGTTCCTCAAACGTCTGCTTCGGCGCAGGATTGGCGTTGGAAGAATATGCAGATTCGTCTTTTGATGAGGGCTGCTCTTTCGGCTTACCCTCGGACTTCTCGGAGCGCTTGTCACCGGCGAAATAGATGCTCTCGACGTTGACATTCGGGGAAGTCCTCTTGTTGCCGTTGCGGTCAGTGTAGTTCTGTATCTGCAAGCTGCCGCAGAGGGTAGCCATGCTGCCTTTGGAGAAATACTTGGCAACGAAATCAGCCGTGCCGTTCCAAGCGGTACAGTTGATGAAGTCGGTTTCTTTCTGCTGCCCCTGCGGCGCAAAATCACGATCTACGGCCAACGTGAATGACACAACAGATTTGCCGCTCTGCGTTGTGCGAATTTCGGGGTCTCTGACGAAACGCCCCTGAAGCAATACTTTGTTAAGCATAGATTTTTTCCTACCATTCCTTGTGGCGTAATGCCCATTCCCGGCGCTCGGCGCGGAGTTTGGGACATGAATAATAATGCGGGAGACTCGCATATTTTGCTTTCTTTCCGAACGGAACTTTGAGAGAAACGTGCTCCCAAATCTCGCCCTTTAGGACGACCTTGTACCGCCCCTTTTGGTTCTCCGGAACCCAAAATAAAACCGGTTCCTCGTCGCAAGGGGAGTATGTGCCGTCCCATAAGCGCACCCACCTTATGGATGCCCCACAAAGGGGGCAGAGAAACCAACTGGCGCGGCGCTTATGAACGACCCAACAACGATCTCTTTCATTCAGGACGGAACTCTGCGGCTGCATCGTCCTCGCGCTCCTCTCGAAATTCGGGCATGAGTGAGTAATAAGGTCTGATCCCCCAGAGTTTTTTAGTTGCGCGGCAGTAATCACAGTACCCGCAGCGCTTGGGCTTCGCGCGCCCCTCTTTTATCATCTGAATCATGGGCAAGCGCTTGGCGATTTTCTCAAGCTCATAGTCGTACCGTTGCCGGTGGTTGAGACTGAGCACGTCTTTATCAGGCGGGTCTTGCTTTGAGATAGCTATGATGATGAACTGAGGGTCTTCCTTGCTCCCTGCGTACTGCTTTTCAATCTCGCTGTACACGGCGGCGCGCATCATGTAGCCATAGGCATCTATGAACGTCACTTTTTCGTGAAGTTCATCGCTCCATTTAAGCTCTCCGATGTTTGCCACGGTCTTGTAGTCGATAATCATGCGCCCGTCAGGAACGTACTTGTCGAGTCTGATACGCCACGGAACTCCGAAGAGCTTGCCGTGCATTATCATTTCATTTTCACCCGGCAGACCGACAAGAGACTGTATCAACTCGTCATTTTCAGCGGTCTGTATCATCTTGTCAGCCTGCTCATAGGGAGCATATTTGCCGGTAATGACCGTCTGGTCGGGCGCGCCACCCTTGCCTTTGATGGTCTTGGTCTTGAATATCTTGTCGAAATGCTCGTTGCAGAACTGCTCGTGCGCTTCTGGGGATTCAAAGTGCGTGTGGAAGTAATTGCCGACGAGAAAGGCTTCTTTCTCCTCAGGCTGCCAGCGCCCCTGCAGGATAGCCAGTTCCCGCGCCTCGCACTCATTCCATGCCTGATATTGGGAGCACGACATGTACTCCCAATCGACCTCAGGCGTGTAATAATTATCACGCGTCAGTTCCACTGTTCTTCTCCCTGCTCTTCGCAAGCTTCTTGTTGAGGGCTTCCAGCGCGTTTTCCTCGTCCGTAGAGGGAAGAGCCGCATCGGAAGAAGAAGCGATTCCAAAGGCGTCTGTGGCCTTTACAAAGCCGTCCTTGATGGCGGAATACAGATGGCGGAGCTTCACAATGTCGTTGTTGCTGAGTTTGTCGATGTCCTTGTTGAGCTTGGCGCTGATCTGCTCCGGTGTGATACCGAAGCCAGCAAAAGCGTTGACGGTCTTTTCGATGATCTCCTCCAAACTCTCTCCGCTCTTGGAAAGTGAGTCGGAAAGCGTCTTGTCGCACTCTTCAAGTGCCGCATCAACGTACCATCCGGGCATGACGGCCAACAGGCAGGCTCTCTTGCGCCTTGCGCCCTTGTTGGCGACCATTTCATAAATATCGCGTTCGTCGGTCAGACGGTAGCTCCCTTTCTTGGTAGATCGCTCATGCTTCACGGAGAAGGTCTTTTCATCGGAGGCGTTTGTCTCCAAATCCCATGCAAAGCACTTTATAGTCGTCGTGTCGTCCTGTACATCCACCTCGGTGATACCGGACATGATGTTGCCCCAGTGGCGCGCGAGAACTTCCACCAGACGGATAGAGGGACCTCTGACAACGCTGTCACCGCGCGGGAACTCATACTGCGCCGCTTCCGCAAGGTCTTTTCTCTGGCACTCGCGGAGAACATTCTGCATGGACATTTCAGGATCGCGGGGGAACTGGCGGGCAAGGTACATCTTGCCCTTGATTTCGGAAAGCTCCTTGCTTTCCTGATAGACGCTCATCTGAGTAGCAGGGGAGCGCGACATGAGAGATTCATTCATAGCGTGATTTTCCTCCTGTTAAAATTACTTTTTGACCTGATAGTCGCCGAGAAGCTTCTGAAATTCTTCTTTCTGCGTAGCGGTCAGTTTGTTGTCCGCGTCCAGGACTTTCAGAGCATCATAAAGCTTCTGCTTCAGTTCGGTGATACGGTCATTTGCGAGACCGAGTTTATGCGACGCAATGGCGTTTTTCTCAACGAGGTCGCGGTACTCTGCAAGGGTGACCTCAACCCTCATCATGGACTGTCCGGCGACCTGCTGATCGGCGTCGGCGTGCATACCGGTGTCGTGCTCGATGATTCCGCTGTAATATCCCATTTTTATCCTCCTATTTTTTCTTATTGCTTGTCCGCTTGTTTTTGCGGATCAAAGGTTTACGATTGCGTTTGGGTCTTTGCGGGGCGGTTGTGACGGTGTATGTAGGATCGTAAGGAACCTGCTTGTCGCAGTGCGTGATCTTAAAGCTTTGGCTGTTCGTTCCCTTATAACAGGTGGAACACACGCGCCCGATAGGGCACTTCTTGGTGCAGAGATTCTCGCAGTAGAAGCATTTGCATTGATGACACGCACCCATTACTGAGCCTCCTTCCTTGCTTTTGCGCGCTTGCTGCGGGATGCAATGCAGTTCCAGCACTCTGGGCAGGTGCAGTTAAGGCAGCGGTCTATGACCTCTTGAGGCTCCGTCAGGCGCGTCGTGACAGTGGCGATTGCGTCGATGGACTTCCACGGCATTACGGCGCTCGCGGCAATTTTTACGTAGCTGCCTTGGGGGATAGTGGCGACGATCATCATAAGTCCCTTACCTCCACCAGCCTGTGAGCAATGTCAGAGGCCATCCACATGCTTCGGCCATTTATGGAATAGCTTGTCACGCCATTAAGGAAACGTCTGGCAGTTCTACAATCCTTGACACCGAGAAAGCTTTGAACCGTAGCCAGATTCATCATTCCACCGTAGTTCTTGCGTATCTCTTCGGCGATTACATCTTCAGCGGGATCCCGCATCAACTTTGACCTTGGCATTGCGCAGCCTCCTTTCCTCGCGCTTTCTCATGTCCTTGCAAATCTGCCTCGGCGTGCGGCATCCGCCGTATCGCCTTACACTTTCAGACATCTCAAATTGATATTTAGACAGCAGCCGCTCTTTCTGACGTGCGGCGCGGTCATGCTCATTAAGGAACTCTTGGTACTCCTTCATGCGCTTGCATGTACCCTGACAGCCGAGTGAACGTTCCGGACATTCATTGCCGTGCGCGTCCTTGCACGGCGGCATACGGAAAGCCATATTCAATACCCCGCTTCCTGCCATGCACGCTCGCTGTCGTGATGGCGTCTCTCTTCTTCGACGGCTATTCGATTGAGGAGGGCAATCACGCCCCATGTAACCAAGACAACGAGAATGAAAACCGATGCGATGCTGTCCATTTGATATTCACTCCTCAGAGTAGATTTTTGATTGTGGTCAGTTACTTTCCCTTTCCGCAGTAACGATTGACGAAGTAGTTCTGACCTTTGCCGGTCACTAACGTCGTGCGCGTCGTGAAACTGCCGTTCGGGGTGACATGCACGTTTTCCTTGATGGTGAACAGCCCCATTTCAAGAGCGCGCTGCGTCGGCATGTTTCTGTCGCTGCCGGACTTTATGAGGAAGCCCTCTCTGCGCAATGTCTCGAAGAATCGCTGCTCGCCGGTGTCATAGCCGTTCTGCCTGAGGATTTTTGCCATTACGCCGATCAGAATGGAGTCATCAGCGGCGGTTACGGCATAACCAAGATTGGTGGCAGGTGCATCCTCTTCAATTTTTGCGGCGAGTGCCATGCGCTGTTCACGCTCTTCTTTGAGAGTTGTTGCAAGCTTGATGAGCGTGTCAGGATTGAGCAAAGCCTGCTCTATTGCTTCGGGAGTCATGTAAGCGCCGTGGTGGTTCACCGAGACGAGTACCTCGTCGAATATCCAGCGCTCGAACTCGTCTGCGCCGGGAATCTGCGACTTGGCGGCAAGGCGGTAAATATCGCCTTCCGGGATGAACGTCATCTCAATTGTCTTGTCCGGTGACTGCGGGTGAGGTAGGTGGCGTTTCACCACCCACCGGCAATGCTGCTTGATTGCATTGGTGGTGTCCTTGTAGCCAAGGGCATTGGCGATGTCTTTTGCGCAGAAAAGCGTCCTGCCGTTCTCTGTGATGGTTCGGACGGTGCCGAACTTCTCATTTTTGAATACCTGCAATTCGTTCATGCGTTTCTCTCCTTTGCGATGTTGCCGAGTCACTTTTTCCTACTGAGCAGTTCTTGATATGCGTTACGGAAACGCGTCTCGGCACCGGGCGGTGTCTTGCTTCCCGAAAGAACGCTGGACACATAGGTGCGACTCAAGCCAAGTTCTGCGGCGAGTTCAGTTTTGGTAATGCCAGCAAGAAACAAATCGCCGGTGAGCTTCGCCGCCCATTCAGGTCTCATCCGATAAACACTCCTTCCATATAGACAGTTGACACTTGTTATCCGCTGTGTTATATTAAAAGTGCAATCAATTAACAAAGAAGCAGATAACAAAATTGAACTTACAATCAGGATTATAGTAGACATTTGTAATCCTGTCAATAGCCTTGCGTTCAACTTTGTTATCTTTGGTGAAGTGCACAAATCAAGGGGGATATATTTGTGTTTTTTGACAGATTTGAAGCGCTGTGCAAAGCCAAAGGTATTTCATGTAAAAAGGCTGCCTTGGAGATAGGTTTTTCTAATAGTTTGCAAACTCGATGGAGAAACGGATCTGCCCCTAATGCAGAAAACGTTGCAGCTATCGCGACTTATTTTGGAGTATCAACGGATTATCTACTGGGGGTCGCTACACTTACAGAAGAAGAGCAAAAGGCACTGTTCAGTATTCTTACCAATGCTTGCAGTGAGGGGCAGATATCACCGGAAGATGTCCAAGATGAAGCACAAATTTCCAATAAAACCAACATCATCGAGAAACTTGGGTTAGGCCGCATGCCGAGAGTATCGATGGATGATATCTTTGCCATCGCTGATGTTCTCGACTGCCGCGTGGAAGTTGAGGAGTTTCTGGACAAAATAAAAAAGCCCACCGCTATTGAAAGCGATGAGCTTTTGCGCCAGACTGATGAAGTTAAAGAGCTATTGAAAAAGATTGCTCCGGAACAGAGGGAGTCTGTTCTTCAGATGCTGCGCACTTTCGCAGCAAATAAATAAATTCTTCCCGGCGCTCCGGTTCGACCTTGTGAAACAACGCGAGGACTTCTTCCTCAAACTTGGTTCGCCCATAATCCGACAACACCTTACCTCCCATCAATTTATTTATCGCGTATGTATTTTTTATGCTTAATTAAGTAGCCAGCAACAGCAAAGCCTAATAATTCAAAAACTTTAAGCGTTTTTTTAAGAACGCTCCGGCATTGGTTGCCGCCTCCGCCGGAGCTTGCAGCAGATAGAACATTGCACCGGTATCTGCTACGCTTTCGATGGTAGCAGAAGTTATCTTCAAAGTCCATCTCCTAAAAAGAGAATACCTGGTCGATTCGGAGAAGTCAGTCGAAAAGAGTCGAAGCAGGAGTTCTTTATTTTGGAGAAAATTTGTCTGGAGGGGAGAATTGTGACATCGTACCAGCGATTGCAGCAGTTTTTTGATGATTTCACCGCAAAGATCAAAAATGCTCGCGCGGAACAGGGATTGACAAATCAGGCGTTGTCTGATCAGTCAGGCGTATCCTATTCGACTGTCTGCAAAATAAGCGCAGACACGCAGGATAACCCGAAGGTATCGGACGCGATAGCGTTGATCGACACGCTTGGGCTGTCCGCGGACGAAGTGTTTGGTTTGCAGCCAGCTTACGAGCGAGAGGTGCTCCTGCAGCGAATCCGCGAACTGACCGCGGAGAACGAGAGACTTGCCAACGGCACCGCGCAACTATCCAATCAGCGCGACCGAGTTCACAAGCTGGAGCTGGAAAATGTTCGGCTTCAAGGCGAGGTAAACCGCCTGAACGCTATTAACGACGGTCTGGTGAGAGAGAAGGGGCGTCTGACCAATGAACTTGCGTCCAGAAAACCGATTATCTATATTTTGCTTTTTCTGGCCGGAATACTCGAAGTCTCGCTGGGGTACTACCTCGTTATGGACTTCCATCTGGGCGACAAGGGGCTTATCCTCTTTGGTCAGCTCAGTATATATGCGGCTGTGCTCTTTCTTGTTTTTATCATCGGGCTTGGTGCAATCGCATGGATAGCCTTGCGCCAGCTAAGAGCATGGCGTAAAGGTTAATGATTAAAAGGGGAGAGAGGAAATGACAAAATCTCCTGCACGGAAGTCGGCAAGTTTTACATATATGGGGCAGCGCTACTACGTCAAGGGTAGAGATGAGGCGGACTGCAAGGAAAAAATAGCCCTGAAAATTGCAGACCTGGAGAACAAGGAAAAGGCACTCGTTAATCCCACAGTTGCGGACTGGGCACAGACTTGGCTTGACACATACGTTAAGCCGAAAGTGCGTAAACCGGGCACGGCCAAACGCCGAAATACTATGACCGAGAAATCGTACAGTATGTATGAGCGGATGATAAATAACATTATCATACCCGCAATAGGCAGAAAAAAGCTTGAGGCGGTAACAGACACGCACCTGCGAAATATACTGAACCGGGAAGCCACAAAATCCTTTTCTCATGTTTCAAAACTGCGCATAGTCATTAAAGCAATGTTTTCACAGGCCGTAGCCTCGCGCGTGATTATCTTTGACCCGTCTTTGAAACTGGAATTGCCCGCCGCTGAAAAAGGGCGTAGGAGAGCGCTGACAGCCGCAGAGAGAGAAGCGTTTGACGTTGTGGTAGAACGCAACAAGCACGGACTGTGGGCGAAGTTTCTTATCGGAACCGGTGTGCGCCCTAACGAATGTTCCGCTCTGACAGTTGCTGACCTCGATTTAACGAAAAGGTTTCTTACTGTTCGCGACAGTGTTGAGTCGGGAACAAAAGCCCTCGGTGGAGGCCCAAAATCTCATGCAGGACTTCGGCAAATACCCATCCCGCTCGATTTGGCCGATGAGCTGAAAAAGGCCGTTGCAGAGAAATCTTCCACAGATTTTCTGTTTACCCAGCGAGACGGAAAAACGATGGTCACAGAAACCTGTATACGCAGGTGGTGGGAAAATCTTAAACGTGATATGGACATTGCTCTCGGAGCGGAGTATACTGCAAAGGGACATATATATGATCCGTCCGATCTGCTGCCTGACGGCACACCAATGTACCCGGATCCGGACAACCCAACGCAGCCGAGAAATGGACATCGCATAGCCGATGACCTTGTGCTTTACGATCTAAGACATACCTACTGCACCGATTTGAAGAAAGCCGGGGTCAAACTTAGGGATGCCCAACGTTACATGGGACATTCAGATATGGCGCTTACAGCCAACATTTATACCGACGTCGACGAGGAAGATCTTCTCTCAGATTCTGAACTTATTGACGCATTTCGCAAAAACAAAAAAAGTCCGGATGTGGACAAAAACGTGGACAAAATAATTTCCAGTTCGGGAAACCATTGGCACGAGGCGGTTATAGATTCATAGAACACTGCTTCGTAATCAGCAGGTCGTGTGTTCGAGTCACATTACCAGCTCCAAAGAAAAAGCCTCAAAACCTTGAAAAAACTAAGGTTTTGGGGCTTTTTTCTTAACTTTTGAAAAATGCAATTTCCAGTTCCACTAAGCAAAAAACTGCATTTTACTGCATCAAGTGTGGACATGTCCACACTTTTGAATCGGTAACTTTTTCGAGAAGTTCAGAAATAACAAAAGCACCGCCGGTCAAAGCGGTGCTTTCGTTTGAGAAGGAGGTAACATTATATGGAGTTGAACATCACCCACGTATATGACACTCTTATAATACACAAGGATTATATTTGTGGCAAGACTTCGGGCGAAGCTTTTGTTTAGACTGCATTGCTCTTTTGATGGATCGCATGGCTTACCGATAGCCCAAGCCCATATCGTTCGTTGAGAACCATGAGATGCGTTACATCGGAAAATACTGAATCGTATTCCAGAAGAAACTCAGGCGGCACCTCCGACTTTGAAATACGCTTTTCCAACCCCATGCGAGTGGCTATTTCTTTGCCGGTGATAGAGGCTGCTTTGCAGTATGTGGCGCGATCAATATCCGGGATGGCGGCGTAGAGGGCTGCGTTACCGCGCTTTTGATTCTCGCGTGAAAGCATCTTGAGGGCTTCAATAGCTTCAAGTCCGGCTCCCTTTCGAAGTGCAGGAAGAACTTCGCTCGTTACCCACCGCTTAAAGCGCTTTGCGGAGGGCAATTTACTGGACATAATCAGACTGTATGTGCCGCTCTCGTTGATGATGGATAAGGTTTGTATGCCCCCAAGGGTGTCGCATTTCGCGACACCCCTATCCTCTGCATCAACGTGTTTCGCAAGCGCGTCGCGAGGATTGATGTAACCTAAGGCTATAGCCACATCCGCCCCGACAAACCACGGGACACCATCGATTGTTGCGGTTCGGATGTTTCCAAACTCCTCGCTTTCAAATAGTTTGATTTGTATCATTCTGCTTTTCCTCCGACTCGATTGCGTTTAGAACTGACATGGCCATGGTATGTGTGCCGCAAATCATGTCAAATGCGGCTTCTTTTTCCTTTTGGCTGCAATCGAAGGACATCCGACAGAGCATGTACGCTATTCTTTCGTGCTCAAGGGCATAGACGATTTCTTTTGTGATTTTCATTTCAAAGCCTCCAATTTTGCGTTTGTTATTCGCTGCTCAAATGTCAGTGCTGGGATATAGGTTTTCTTGAACGGCCTTGCGGGTGTAGCCAAAGCCATTGCAAAGCGGCTTTGCCATTCGGGTATTGAGTTGAGCGCATGGAAATCGCTGATGTCTATCAAGTCTGAAAACTGCTTGCACATTTTGTGATATAGCTCGGTATCTCCCGGAAATTCTCGCTCCACAGAATCGAGGTAATAATAGCATGCAGCAAGAGCGGCGGGTAGTATCATGAGCTTGTCCAGTGACCTGAATCTGGCTGCGCTTTCAATGTAGAATGTGCAAGCCTCAATGTATGTCTCAGCTTGGAGCCGCAGAGAACCCTCTGCGTGCGACAGCGAGCCGGGGGTATACCGCTGGATATGTATCGGCCATTGCGTCTCAGAAACGCGCTGGGCAAACTCAGCGCAAATCATGTTGAACGCCAAATCCTCGCACATAGGCAGGTCCGGAAAGTGGATGTCGTACTTTGTCAGGAACTCCTTTGAATACACGCGTCCATGGATCCATGTCATCTGTGCGCCACCTACGACCTCAAAATTGCCGTTTTCGGCTTCGCGCATGGTCTTGCCTACCATCATGTCAAAGCCGTGACCGATGGCGTTCAGAATCGTTCCTACGGCGTTTGGCAATAGCAAATCGTCGGCATCGAGGAACATAACGTAAGGTGAATCCGAAGTTATCAGTCCTGTATTCCTCGTCGCGCCAACGCCTCTATGCGGCATGGAATAGATATTATACGGACGATCGCCGTAATGACGGTTGATGGTCGCGTTCGCCACGGCATCTGCCCCGTCAAATACGAATGTGACGAAAAATTCATCTTTGGTCTGCAACAGCAGACTTTGAAGCGTGGGGATTATGGCTTCCCCGCGATTGTAAATGGGAATGATAATTTCAAGTTCAGCTGTCTGCATCTGATGACCTCCTGTTCCAAGCGTTGCGAGCTTCCTGCAGATTGAAGTACCAGTGAGTCCTTGGCTCGGCTGGGCAGTCGGGATTTTTGCAACATATCCTGTAGCTGTTTCCAGAGCGCATTTCAAATGCTCCTTTGCCACAGTATGGGCAATGCTTTAATTTAGTTGTAGTGGTTGGAGCTGGAAGATACTGACTGCACTCGACGCACGGTTGGTTTTCAATCGCACGGCAAACCGCACGATGAAGGCATGTGCCACAAATGCTCGCGTTGCCGAGTTTTATGACTTGGTCGATTTGATATTTCACTTGTTAGCTTTCCTCCTGTTCCATGCTTCAAGAGCTTCCGGAATCGGATTAAGTTTCCAGTTGCTTTTGAACTTGAAAATTGTCCCGCACTCTCCACATTTAATGTCAAGCGTTATAGTGTGTTTCCCGTAATTGCAAGAACCCCCACGTTCTTCGACTTCACCGCCGCAGAACGGGCAAGGTTTTAACTCAACCATCCTTCATCGCCTCCAATGCTTTCTCCGCCTCCTCGCTGGTTAAGAAAATCGTTTTTCCTATGGAACTTTCCACGCATGGGCAGAACGGGTACGTTTCAATGTCCCACCGTCCCTGTATTACGAAGTATTTCATGCTCCCGACTCGGTGCTCGAAGATTTCTCCGTAAAACACTCTGTATAATTTATCGCCCACCTTGCACGGCAGCACCACCACGCGCCCGTCCCTGTCGGCCTCGGCCAGCTCGCGCAGTCGGGCAACGCCCTCCTGCTCCGCGTCACGCATTACGATGTACCGTCCTTCCGCGTCTGCTCGCGCAAATTCGGCACAGCGCTCCGGCGTCAGTCCCGTGTCCTCGTAGGCTTTCAGCCGCTCCCACACTTGCTTTTGTGTGCAGTTGTTATCATACGGGCACGGCAGCTCCCGGCACTGTGCGATATCGCAGAAGTTGCCGTCAAAAGTTAATCGTTCCATCAGTTATCTCCTTTGCACATTTCGAGGTTTGTCGAAAAACCAACGACTTTATTGCCCTCTATCAGAGTGAACTCACAGACGAACTTGTCCCATGAGCACAGGCGTTTACGGTAAAACCACCACTCAACGGAATCATCAACACTCGTGGGGTGGATAACGAAATATTTGACACGCCGGGGAATGTTACGGATATCAACCGCAATTTCAAAGAAACGTTGACGGATATGTTCTGCTCGTAGTAGTACGTCGATATTTTGGTTTTCTCTCACGAAAGCATCTATGCAGTCTGCCACGAACTCTTTATCCTTGGAGTTGAAAACGCTGAGACCCGCAAGTTCCCACATTATTCTATCAACCTGATTCTCGGTGTTGTTGATTCTGCTGTTGAGAAGCGCCCAACGCTCGTCACGTTCTTTGTCGGAGCAGCCGGAATGTGTCCACGCGATATAGGAAACAGCACCGTTGCGTTCGTTGGTGTCGATATATTTCTGCATGAGAACATCCCAAACAATGGGAGGCATCAGCCATGAGTTGGGATATTTGCGGGGCTCTGTGCCGCTCCAATTCTTGTCTATTATCCAAAGACTTGCTCCGTGCATTACAAGCTGCCCCTGTATAGCACCTATCGTGGTATAGACATCCACTTTCGTGGTGTAGTTAAGTAGTGGCATCTTTAGCCACCTCCATTCATAATGTTTCCTCGGCTATTCGCCGAATGTTTTTCTTTTCATGGATAATCAATGTGCGAGACAAACCCAGTGCGGCGGCGATTTCCTCATCAATCAGCCCAGATATACGCGCCTTGACGATGAACTGCTGGCGTTCGGTCAATGATGCCCAAAACGTTTCTGCGTCGCACCAGTCGATGTCATCAAGACTCGGACTAATGGCAAGGATATCCAGCTCTTCTCTGCCCTCGGTGGTCAAATCGCACACCAATGCAGTGAAAGGTATTGTTGTGATTTTGCCTCGGCGTCGCCTTTTTCGTAGTTCCTGCAGCACTTCGGTCTTGATGAATTTATACGCGGCAGTTGAGAAGCACGACTTATCCGCATCGTAGTTCAAACAGGCTTTCCAGAGACCGATACCCGCAATCTGCTGAATGTCCTCATCAAACGCGAGCGCCGGAAAATATTGATACAAAGCGCCATAAATGAGTTTTTCATTTTCAAGGTAAAGCCGCTCAGCATCGTCCCGGCTGTTCATGGTGAGCCTCCGCGGGTAGTGCTTGTCCCCGATAGACGTTCTATAATCTCTTGGTTTTCCTTTGCGGCCTCCTGCGCGGCGCGGAGATTTTCGTTGATGATACGTTGGATGTCGTCTTTAATTCGATTTGCCGCTTCAATAGTTGCATCGTTGGCGAGCACTTTCTTGTTCACATCCGCGGTTCGCTTCTTCTGCAAGGCTTTTATAACGATGGAGTTCATCTCCTCTTGTTCTCGCCGAGTTCGGCCATATATGAGAATGGAGCTTTCCCTACCATAGGAGTCTTGCCGAATCCATTCTATACCGTAACATTCCTTTTTCTCTAAGCCAGACCAGTCTATGAACGTTGTAGTTATTGGATAAATTTTGTATTGAAGAGGGTTCAACATTATCTCAAGTATTTTCGGGGAACACTGAATGTACTTGTGATTTGCCTTTTTCTCCACATATTCGTTCCAGTCACATATTTTGAAAAGAAAGCGTATTGCCTGCACGCAGCACGCAATCGCTAATATCATGATTCCGATACCTTTCATAATCGCAACAATACTGTCAATGTCCACTGAGCCTCACCTCCGTTTCTTCCATATCCATCCGCGCGAGATAACGCATCGCCAGTTTGAACGCGGCTGGATTGTATGGCGCGTCAAACTCCATAATTTCCGCCTCCTCTCCGCTGTGCCGCGTGGTCTCCTCATTCACTATTGCAAGATATGTTAGTATGCCGACTGCCGCGGCTTTAAGCTCGGCCTCCTGCATAGGCATCCGCTCCTTTCTTTTTCGGTGCAAGGATGATACACGGTATGTCAAGCGCGTTTTGGGGATTGAAAAGTTTCAAAACATCAAAATTTGTATAGGTATACGAAAAAAGCAGCCTTTTCAAATTGAAAGGGCTGCTTTTCTACGCTTATTAAGCTTGAAATTTTGTGACACTTGCATAAATCAATGCCGCATTTCTGCGCTGTCCGCTTCATTTGCGCTTGACACGGGTGCTACCATCCCAGCACCAAAGAGCCAGACACACTTGCGCTGGTATGAAGGAGGTGGTTTTGGGTGAGACATTTAGGAGATATAACAAAGATAAACGGCGCTGAAATAGAGCCGGTTTGGGTTATTACCGGAGGCTCACCTTGTTAGACAGGATCTATCTGTCGCAGGAAAACGTAAAGGATTGGCCGGGGAACGTTCCGGACTGTTCATGGAGCAGATACGTATTGTAAAGGAGATGAGAGCGCGTGAACGAAGTGCTGGACGGACAGGTGAACTTATTCGACCAAGATACATGGTGTGGGAGAACGACGCTTATGCACTTCAACACATAAATGACGTTATGAACAGAAATCAATTATGTATAGCACCTCCATAAAAAGCAGTGAAACA